GATTAAGGATTGGTTTAAAACTATTGACAGCTTGGCTGCACAAAACCCAGATCTAGAATTCATTTTGCCTATCCACCCCAACCCAAATGTTTATAAACATAAAGATATTTTTGACCACGTCAGTGTCGTCGATCCCATGGGGTACGAAGACTTCGTCAAACTGCTTTCCCAGAGCCGTTTTGTCATAACAGATAGCGGAGGACTCCAGGAAGAGTCATCATTTTTTAGAAAGAAGTGTATTGTGTGTCGAAAGACCACCGAGCGTGTTGAAGGAATGGGAGTGTTCTCTACGTTGTGTCCCACCCCGGATGAACTGCCAGCAGCTTTCTCATGGGCCCACGAACAGCCTGTTCCAGACCCCGACGAGCCGTGCCCCTACGGTGACGGACACACTTCTGAGAAGATAGCGGAAATATTTGCAATTGAGGGAATATAGCAGTGTCCAAGGGATACGTAGAAGACTTTTTCCTACTCTTAAACAAGCTTAAGAACAAGGAGCATTTTGCCTTCACACGATATTCTGATGGTGAAGTTTTCGTTATGCAGAACAAGAAGGTTATTCTGGAAACTGATCATGTCGAGGTGGGAGACATCAGGTATAACTTCGGATATTCGGCGGACGATTACAAGGAGTTTCTCCCAGAACGCGACGCTCACGTCAAGGAGGGGCTGTTTGATTCTTTTGTGTTCGAAAAGAAGAACTACTTCGTCGGCGCTGGCTGTGCTAATTGCACATGTGCCATAGGGGAGTTCATACCATGGCTGAAAGAACATTATCAGAACGGAGAAGAACATTGGACAACTCCCAATCTTTTCGTTAATGCCAATTATCCCTTATTCGTCAATCATTTCGTCCCAGAGTTCAAAAATCATAAAATAGTCATGGTTTGTAGTGAAAACGCCACATTTGACAACCTTCCGTTTGAGGTTGTAAAGGATTTCAGGGTAGGAAAAAACTGTATTGTCAATGACCACCACTTAGTTGAGGAAATATCTACATGGGTTATAGAAAACAAAATAGAAAATCACGTGTTTCTCTTCTCGGCTAGCAGCTTGAGTGAGATACTCATCCACAAATTGTTTAAAGTATCCGCCAAAAACAGTTATATTGATATAGGGACAACACTCCACAAGTGGCTGGACCTGTCGCTAGAGAGGGATTACCTAAAGGCGTATTGGAAAGGACAGCCACTTGGAGACATATACAAGTCGTGCGCTTAAAACTCGTCAAAAATGAATCTAAATATTGGGAGTTTATAAGAAACTTACGCAATGACCCTCGTGCGCTCCCCGGGTTTATACAGCAAGAGTATATTGAGCCTGAGCAACACATGAGGTTTATGATGACATATGGAGAAAAATTCTATATTTGTGTGGCTGATGACGAGCCAGCCGGCTTTATACGTGTGATGGGGGACGATATCGGAGTTGCAACTCACCCGGACTTTCAACGTCAAGGAATCGGAAAGTTCATGGTTAACGAAATGGTGAAGCTGCATCCTGATTGTGTGGCCAAAATTAAACTAAACAACGAAGCAAGCCTGAAGCTCTTTGAAAGCTGTGGGTTTGTAAAGAAGTACTACTTACTGGACAAAAAATGAAAAAGTTTAAAAATTTCAAATCTGATGAGGCGTTAAACGGGTACATCAATGAGATTATTGCCGAATGCAAGTCTTCTTATCCTCTTATGCCTAACGTAGTTCTGCCAACTGCGGTAGATATAGGAGCGAACGTGGGTGGATTCTGCGTGATCGCCCACAAGCATTTCGACAAAATCTATGCCTTTGAACCGGTGGTGGAAAACTATCACGTAGCTATGCAAGTGCTGGAGGCGGCCGGTATTTCTAATGTTGAAATCTATAACATGGCAGTTCACTCTGAAAGTGGCAAGAATATTCCTCTGCAGTTAGGCTCCTGCGGCTCCTCAGGAGGCGTCACTTGTTTAGATCTTCCGGAACATGATTTCACACAAATAGGACAGACGTGCGAAACGATTAGTCTGGACCATATTTTAGAACGACTTGACCTCGATATGATACATTATTTAAAGATGGACTGTGAGGGAAGCGAGTACGAGATATTGGAGAATTTTCAGAACTTTGATAAGGTGCTATTTCTTGCCATGGAGGTTCATGGGTATTACTCACCAGAGCGCAAATTGGCGCTCTTGGAGAGATTAGGCGACGAGTTCTATTTGATTCCCCTCGCCCGCGGGCTTTTAAGCCTCGATGCGGACATGACCGAATACTGTTTAAATGGAAAGCAAGAAGAACTGCAGGATCTTGAGAATGTGTTCGCTCTAAATAAGCGCTTTAAAGAATATCTTAAGCGCCCTGGCGTAAAAAGAGTGGATACTACAATGAGCAGCGCCCAGTGGGCGTCCCGCAGCGCCCACCAAGTCCTTAGTACTAAGTTCCCCAACTTATCTTCGCACCACGCAATATATGAATGGCTGACCGATAGTCTGAAGGAGTGCGCGGCTAGTTATCCTGTGTCAAAGACCCCACAGGGAGTTGCTATTGATATCGGGGCCAACGTGGGAGGGTTTCCGGCATATGCTCATTCTGTATTCAAAAAAATATATGCATTTGAGCCTCTAGAGGAACATTGCGATATTATGAGAGGACTGCTTGAAGAGTTGAAGATTGATAATGTAGAAATAATACAAAAAGCTGTAACCGGGGAAAGCGGCGACACCCTACAGCTTCGAGTACACGACGACCACCATAGTAAAGATATCACTTGTGCAGATTTCGAGAATGAATCCTTTGTAGATATTGGTGAGACATGCCAAACGATCTCATTGAAAGATATTTTTACCCTCACTGGCGAAGATAGGATTAGCTACCTCAAGGTTGATTGCGAGGGAAGCGAGTATGAGATTTTTGAAAATTTTGATGAATATGACAAAATCGATCTCATTGCCATGGAAATTCATACTTTTTATGGTCAACCACGCAAAATGCAATTGCTTAAGAAAATAAAGAAAACACATCACCTGATTGGACTAGGCAAAGCTTCCGTAGAGCTCTTCCAGGGCGATTACGCACCTATTGACTTTGGAAATGAATCCGAAGTCATAAAAGCATCCCACTCACTTGATGAACTGGCAGAAGAGCATAATATATTCTGCGTCATACACAAGTGGGAGGCAAATGCTTATGCTTCATAACCCCTACAAGATAGTTCAAATGTTTGAGGAGGAGATCGCCCACTACACCGGCGCGCCCTATGCAGTATCAGTTAATAGCTGTACAAACGCTATCTTTTTGGCGTGCAAATACCACAAGATAGAGGGAAGGGAGGTCATAATTCCAAAAAGAACCTACCTCTCCCCACCGCAGTCTATTTTGCAGGCTGGAGGCAAGCTAGAGTTTGAAGACATCGCATGGAAGGGGGTATACCAGCTTAAGCCATTCCCCATTTATGATGCAGCCAAGAGGCTCACCTCAGAGATGTACATCCCTCAAAGTACCATGTGCTTGAGTTTTCATATTAAGAAACATCTTAAGATTGGAAAGGGTGGTATGATCTTAACCGACAGTAAGGAGGCTGTGGATTGGTATAAGAAAGCTAGATACGAAGGCCGTGGCACCGTACCCTATCATGAAGATAATATTGTTGAGGAGGGATGGAATATGTATATGAGCCCAGAGGAAGCCTGCCGTGGCTTGATGTTAATGCAGAACTACCCTGAACATGTAGAAGATTTGCCGGAAGAACCACCGTATCGTGATTTGACAGAGTTTGATATCTTTAAAAAGATACCAGTGATTAGCGAATAAGCAGTTTAAAAATACTAAAAATTACATTATAATGAGTAAAGGTAAGAAATTATGAAGATTGCTTTGTGTCTATCCGGATACTTTGATTCACTGAAAGATACTACGTCAAGAGGTCACGACGGTCATGCTTACATCAAGAAGCATATCCTCGACCTGGCGACAGATGACTGTGAGGTAGATATATTTTACCACAACTGGGAGCCGCACCTCGAAGAGGAGGTTGCGCAGCTATATCAGCCTAAATCATATATGGTGGAAGAACAGATTGATTTTGTAAAAGTTGCCGAAGCACATAACGTTAGTCGAAAGGATTTGGACCCCTACGGACAATTAGGTAGCTGGTCTATGACATCCAAACACGGCGCTGGCTATGTGGGTCCTGAGAGGCTGCTGAGTCAATATTATTCGACTCAGAAGTCTTTTGAGCTTAAGAAGCAATATGAGGAAGAACATGGCTTTACCTATGATTGTGCTATTAAGGCTCGTTTCGACTTAGGGCGCATAAACCGAGCAACCAGCGGCCCAGGAAAGCAGAACCCATTTGCATGCCAATGCATTAATTTTGATCCTAGCCTGGATATGAACCAACTTTACATGGTGTATTGGGATCTGTTCAATGAGGGACCAGCCGACATGTGGTTTTATTCGAGTTCGGAAAATATGGACCACTTTTGTCATGTTTATGATAAGGTGCTAAAAGAATATTTGCCAGCAGAAAGTGACTATTCGGCTGCTGCCACCACAGGCTGGCCAGAATCGTGCCGTGATCAATATCGTACCAACGAGGTGCTCAAAACACCAGAAGAGAGATCAAAGGATCTCCACCGGTATCCCCCTTTCTTGACAGTTAACGGCATTTTGTTGATGAAGTGGTTTTTGATGGATACAGGATTGTGGAAGAAGGCGGCCGCGTTGCACGCCGATTGGGAATAAAAGGAGAAAAACGCAGTGAATATATTAATACCGATGGCAGGTGAGGGTAAGAGATTTAAGGAAGTAGGTTATAACCTCCCCAAACCTTTGATCGACGTCGCGGGCAAACCGATGATTGAACGTGTCATAGAAGGACTGAACATTGAGGGAAACTATGTGTTTATAGTCCAGAAAGAACACATTGAAAAATATCATATGGATGTCACCCTGAGGAACATAGTGCCCAATTGTGACATTGTTGTGCTTGACGAGGTAACTGAGGGGCAGGCATGCAGTGCTCTTTTAGCCGAGTCCCAAATAAACAATGATGATGAACTCTTAATCGTTAATTGCGATAACTATTTCTTATGGGAAGCGGAAACCTTCGTAGACAGGGTAAACACCGGCGTTTTTGATGCCATGTTATTCACCTTTAAAGATGACTCCGGAAACAGTAGTTGGAGTTACGCTGAGGTTAGCGACGAGGGGCGCGTTGTACAGGTCGCCGAGAAGGAAGCAATTTCGGACACAGCATTAGCAGGGGCTTTTTACTGGAGGAAGGGGAGTGATTTTGTTCACTACGCCAAAAAGATGATTGAGAATGATGTCCGCGTTAATGGCGAGTTCTATATCTCCCCAGTATTCAACGAGGCGATTAACGATAATAAGATCGTGTGTGATTATAACATATTGGATATGAGGTCCATGGACACACCCACTGATCTGGATGACTTTAAGAAGTGGCTGGAAATTAAAGCCATGTCTTCAAAAGTCGACAAGTTTATTACTGATTCTAATTCAAACAAGGAGAAAAACATGTTGAAAAGTAGAAAAATACAGAATGCTCTGGAAGAATTACGTCAGGGTAAACCTGTTGTTCTTATTGATGAGTATGATCGAGAGAATGAGGGAGATATTGTAATCGCGGCCGAGATGGCATCGGTAGATAATCTTGTTTTTACGATGAATCACGCTAGAGGGCTGATGTGTGTTCCTATGACAGGGGAAATGCTGGATCGGCTAGAGATCCCCCCTATGGTAGTAGAGAACACAGACAGGAATGAAACACCGTTTACTGTGTCTGTGGACGCCGCTGAGGGCACCACAACCGGCATGTCGGTCCATGACCGCCTTCGAACCTTAGACGTCTTACTGGACGACGAGGCAGTACCTACGGACCTAACACGCCCGGGACACTTGTTCCCGCTCCGTGCCCGTCCCGGGCTGCTGAAGGAACGCCGAGGACATACCGAGGGGTCTGTGGAGCTAGTAAAATTAGCTGGCTTGAAGCCGGCCACAATTATTTGTGAGATTATGAATGATGATGGCACGATGACAAAAGGTGGCGACTTAGATAAGTTCGCCATTGATCACGGCTTAACTCTGCTTTCTATCGAGGAGGTATATGAGGCAGCATATAACGAGAGCCTATAATTCGTTTGAAATCAATGCATCAGCAGGAACAATTACAAAGAAGAGTAAGGAACAACGGCTTCATGATGAGATCTCCTATTATCAGGGGATAAAAGGGAACTCAAACGAGGTTTATTTCCCGCGACTTATTGGATCCTCCCTCGATGGCGGAACACATCAGATGGAACTTGAATACTACGCATATGATAACTTGGGCGACTACATGGTCTATCAAGACTTCAACCCACAATTCTGGCTAAGCGTAGCTGAAGCACTATCCTCAACGTTGCAATCATTCGCTGGCTCAAAGAAGCAGAAGGATTACAGTCCTTACGCTGAAGCCATGTATATTGAGAAGACGGAAAGATATTATAAGGAACTCCTGAAGCTTCCAAAATTTAAAGAGATTAGCGAGAAGGAGCACTTGCTTTTTAATGGGGTCAAGTATCTCAATTTTAAACACATCTGGGAGGATGTAAAAGAGCAAATCAACACCCGCTTGCTTCCACTAGAACAGATGTCCATCATTCACGGAGACATGTGTTTTTCGAACATATTGTGTGGAGTTAACCAGAAAACCAATGTTTGCGTTTTGAAGTTTGTGGATCCACGTGGCCACTTTGGTGAAGACGGAATTTATGGTGATCCACTGTACGATTATGCGAAGCTGGTACACTCATACCATGGTGGCTATGAATACATCATCTATGATCAATTCCAGATCGAAGAAGACGCCACCTTGACTGAGTTTGGTTTATCCTTTGCTAACAATAATAAAGAGAAAATAGCTGAAGTCTTTGAAGGTTTTCATGATCAAAGGTCAAAATTGATAGAGGGACTCATCTACATAGGGATGTGTTCCCGGCACTATGATAGCGAAGATAGACAACTCGCCATGTATTTGACTGGCGTGAAAACACTGAACGAGGCATTGCAACAGTGAAGATTTGTGTAGATCTAGATGGGACAATCTGCGAGACAAAGTCCGCTGGACAGAGTTATGCTGACGTCAAGCCTTTAGAGGGAGCGATTGATACGCTTGAGTTCTTAAAACAAAGAGGCTATTATATTGTTATCTTCACTGCGCGTAATATGAGGACGTGCGAAAACAACCTAGGAAGAGTTATTGCAAATCAGGGGAAATTGGTCATTGATTGGCTAGACAAATACCGCGTACCCTACGATGAACTATTATTTGGTAAACCGCATGTTGATTTTTTTATCGACGATAAAGGTATAAAATTTACAAACTGGAAAAACGTTAAAGACACGCTTTTAAAAGCTGAGGAGAAAAAATATGTTTGATTTCTTTTTTGATACTGCCGACATAGGCTACATACAAAATGTTTGGGATAGGGTACAATCTACGATCGACGGCAAACACGTTCGAGGTATAACCACCAACCCAAATGCATTTAAAAAGGTGGATATGCTAAGGCTTGAGCAGTGGACTGGGCACTTACCTAAACTGTGCGAGTTGGTCACCTCAATCCGCCAAGATGATAAGGGGGTTGTATATGTACAAGCGCCCTGGTCAGGCATGGATCCAGCCGATATTTTACGGTGGGCGCAATATATCCACACATTCAATGACGGCTCGACTCGCCTCGGACTCAAGATTCCTCCGTATCATCCGGTCCTGGAGATTGTTGATGATCTTAATAAGTATATGGAAACGAATGTCACGGGTGTTGCCGACTGTTCTACAGCCCTATCCTGCTTTACCTATAACGTTCGCTACGTGAGTCTAATCCCTGGTCGCATGGAAGAAAAAGGACTAGATGCCACAGCGCATGTAACATTTGCCCAGAAGAGAAAGAATACCGGGGCAGAAATCATTGCTGGCAGTATGCGTACACTAGATGGGCTAGAGAGAGTCTGCAACCAAGGGACTGTTCCTACTATTGGAACTCGGGTTTGGGACCAAATTATGGAAACTGGGGCCGAGCAACTGACACACTATGGGAAGCAGGAACTGGTTCACGACAAGTTTTCTCCATTCATCAACGAAGTCAACCGAGAGCTTTCCGTAAGCTTCTTTGAGCAAATGGACGAATGTGGTGAACAGGCTCACACGGACTTTGTCAAAGCGTTCTTAGGGTAGGAATATGTACGCAGTCATTTTTTACTCTCACTCTGACTATTCGGACGTTTGGCCCGCCATGTTTGGGCAGACTGATAAATATCTGCCTGATGTTAAGAAGTATCTTTTCTCCGATCAGTCGACACCAGAATTGGAGCGAGATAATTGGGAATTGATTCGGTATGATGATGAGGAGAGATATCAGCAGAGGATTACTTACTGCCTAGAATCGGTTTCTGAAGAGGTAGTGCTTTTTCATCATGAGGACATGTTTCTATACGGAGAGCCTGACCATGACAGGCTTAACGAGTTTGCCAAGCTCATAGAAAACGAAGACATTGATATCATCAAACTCATTAGAGCATCTTACACAGATAAACTGCCACCACAAGTCCCCGGCACTTCCCATTTATATTATAACCCCGCTGATTTGCAATTTGCTATTCAGCCTAGCCTCTGTAATAAAGAGAAGCTGAACTTAATTTACGATAAAACTGGGGGCGATAACATATGGGAGTTCGAAGCTCACTCTTCCCGAGTTAGCAACCATTTCCAGATTAAGACCGCAATGGCTTTCACCGAATCCGATGCCAAGCGAGGACAGTTTCATTGGGACAGTTCCATCTATCCGTATGTGGCCACTGCTGTGGTCAAGGGAAAGTGGAATTTTTCTGATTATCCCGCTGAATTGGACACCATTTTGTCAGAGTACGATATAAATTATGAAAAACGAGGTATCTGTTGAGTTTACGTCTGGTAATCTTTGACATGGATGGAGTGCTGGTAGAGGCTTGTGAGTGGCACCGCGTTGCCTTGAACGAGGCATTACAAGAGGTGGCTGGTTGGGAGATACCAATTGAGGAACACTATACTACTTTTAACGGACTCCCGACGAAAACTAAGCTAAATTTATTAGTAGAGGCTGGTACCTTAACTCCTGAGCAGTCACCTCTTGTTAATGAACTTAAACAAGCGAAAACAGTCGAAATCATCGAGCGCTTAGCCAAAAAGCGCAATGAGAAAATAGAGCTTATTACATGGCTTAAGGGTAACTCAATAAATGTAGCATGCTTTACAAACAGCATTCGAGAGACTGCAACGTTGATGCTTGAAAAAACAGGGGTCTATGAGCATCTTGACATGTTGGTGACTAATCAGGATGTACACGAGGCTAAGCCTCACCCTGAAGGCTATCTTAAGATACTGGAGCACTATAAAGTGACTGCATCTGAGACGTTGATAGTCGAAGACTCTCCTAAGGGACTAGCGTCCGCCTACGCATCAGGGTGTAGTGTGATGGAGGTAAAGAACTCCGAACAGGTTACAAAAAATACAGTGGAGGATCACATAAATGAAAATTTTAATTCCTATGGCGGGTGAGGGAAGTCGCTTTGTTAAAGAGGGATACACCTTCCCCAAACCACTAATAGACGTCGGCGGAAAGCCAATGATTCAGACGGTTGTTGAGAATTTAGATTTTGATTGCGAGTACATTTTCTTGGTACGAAGAGAACATGTCCAGAAGTATGAAGGAATGTTGGATACGCTCGGCCGCATTACCAATGACCGGTTTAAGTACGTTGTAGTCGATGGACTTACGGAGGGTGCGGCTTGTACCGCATTACTGGCAGAAGAGCATATAGATAACGATGAAGACCTTCTTATCGCAAACTCGGATCAATATATTGAGTATGAGGCAGAAAATTTCAAAGCCTTTAAAAACTTAACAAGCACCGATGCTATCGTGTTCACTTTTAACGCAGTGCACCCTAAATGGTCGTTTGTAAAGACAAATTCACGAGGATATATCACTCAGGTTGCAGAAAAGAAGCCTATATCCAACATCGCCACATGTGGCATTTACTGGTATCGGAAGGGATCTGACTTCGTGAGGCACGCAAAGAAGATGATTCAGAAGAACATCCGTGTTAATAATGAATTCTATATTGCTCCCGTATATAACGAACTTATAGAAGAAGGTCAGTCGCTGATTCCATTTTATGTACACAAGATGTGGGGCATTGGGACGCCGGAAGATCTTAAACACTTTTTGGAGAACCGATGAAGGTAATACCCAAGCCATCAGCACCCATACGCGCACCGGACGACGCCAAGATGATTGCTTTTGTAAAGCAGTATTTGGCGCCACGTTTAGCACAACACCCTGAAGGGCTACTGGTGATCATAGCTGGGATGGGACAATCAGGTTCTACTTTATTGTATAATATGGTTAAGGCTTTAATAGCGGTCTCTCCACGAAAGTATGATTATGTGTCTCACGGGCCTCTTTCCGAGATAGCCTATATTAACTCCGGAGATTCTTCTTTGGGAATAAAATCAAGCGACGACGTGGCTACTTTTACAATCCATGAAGGCGGCTTTTTCGATTTGGGACCTTCCGACAACACCGCCGAGAAGTGTGCGCTGGTGGTAAAAACACACGGGTATTACCCTATCATTCATCATCTTGCCGCTACCCTCCCAAATTGTAAGGTGCTGACACCTCGCAGGGATTTGAGAGACTCTGTGGTATCATTATGTAGAAGAAAAGCGCAGCAAAGTCCGGAGGAAATGATTGATCCTTGCGCCATCGCCGTCGAGCAACTCACCTGCCACAGTACCTGGAAAAACCGTAGTGATTATGAGTTCGTTTACGAAGATTATATTTTGGGAGACAACGACCAAAAACATCAGATTGCACGCTCGATATACAACAGTCTTTTTGGTAATCCCGACGAATTGCCCTCTCATTTTATAGATGAGATCCTTGCGCTGGTCGACGGCCTTCCAGAGTTTGTCTTAAAAGAGGGCATTGAGAAAGACAAGGACACACCTAGTCTATTAACTAAGTACCATATCACAAACCAGGGTAAGGTTGGTGGGCACAAGGAGGAACAATATAAAGAAGTTGTGGGCTTCTTAGAGAGCGATACACTCTTTTCACACTGGCTTCGCGAACATGGATATATAAAATGACGACGACTAAACGTAAACGTGTGGCGGTTTGTTTCTCGGGTCAGCCACGGCTCGATCCTTTCGCTACACATACTTTTCTTAATAATATTATCGTACCTTTTGCAGAACAGGGTTATGAGGTAAATTCATTTGTTCATTTTTGGACAAGTGTAGAACAGTCAGGGTGGCTTAAGAAGAGACTTGAACATAACCCAGACGCGACTAATCTAACCCCCAAGACGCATACCAAATACGCAAAAGCCGTAGCTAACTCATATCCGGCAGAAGCATCTCCAGAGATTGTAGAGAAATTTCAGACATATTTCGTTAATTTTATGGATTCCTGTAGTCCCATCTACTATCAAATGGAAAAAGAACTAACACGAGAAAACTTTGTTTTAGAAAAATTTATACATCCCCAATCGACTACGGCGACCGCCTACAACAGTCAATACTATTCGGTTATGAAATCTCATGAATTGTGTCGGCGATTTGAGGAAGAAAATAACTTTAGATATGATTATGTAATGCGAGTTCGACCTGATACCATATTTTTAGATCCCATTCCCGTCGAGCATATTGATCCCAATCAAATATGTGTTCCCAGTTCGAATGGTCATGGAGGCACCTACACAGAAGAGGAGGTGGCAGCGATGAAAGACGACCCCCACCAGCTTTCAATTCTAACTAAGTCAGCCGCGGCATGCGACACACCCCTCCAGCAATATGAAGAGTCACTCACCACCGTTCACTATTTCGACCCCACACGTATTTGTAATGATCAGTTTGCCATCTCTTCCTCAGAAAATATGTTTAAATATTCACGACTCCTAGAGTATATGCACGATTCATTAGAAAACTCTGAGTCTGTTCTCTGCAAGGAGATGAATACTCCCTCCGGCATCAATTTAGAAAGAATGCTGTTTTTACATATTCAAGAATTCTCTAGTATCAAAACACTAGAAATGCGCAACCGCCTCCATTCTCCCTCGATTCCCATGGATGGAAAAGTTTACAATATCGGTGATAAACTTCTGGAGAAGATGAAATGATTTTAATTGCACATCGTGGCAATACGCACGGCCGCAACCCCACACGAGAGAACAGCCCGGCATATATCCAAGAGGCGCTAAAGGGTGGCTATGATAGCGAGATAGATGTGTGGTATATTGATAATAAGTTTTATCTGGGACATGATGAGTCCATGCACGAAGTGGACATAGAATTCTTAAAGACGCCTGGACTTTGGTGCCACGCCAAATCACGGGAAGCCTTGGAAAGAATGGTAGAAAACGACGTGCATTGTTTCTGGCACCAGACCGATGACTTTACTTTGACAAGCAAAGGTTATATTTGGACCTACCCTGAAAAGTCAGTAGGCAAGAGATCGGTTATCGTATGTCATTCCGCAGAAGAAACGCAAGCCACCGCACTTAAAGGTTTGGCTGGTATTTGCAGTGATTATGTGGGGCTTTTAGAGTGAAGAACGTTGTTATCACGGGAGTCGCAGGTTTTATAGGTTCTCACATCGCAGAAGAAGCTCTGCGTATCGGCTATCGTGTTTTGGGGATTGATAAATTCACGTATGCGGGCCGCCGTGAAGCGGTTAGAGCCTTTTTGAAGAACGAGAACTTCACGTTTCTAGAGAAGGACATTTGCGATTTAAAGAATCTTCCTGATTGTGATTACTTGGTCAACGTAGCTGCTGAGACGCACGTTGGCAACAGCATTATCGATAGTACCGACTTCATCCACTCTAATGTTGAAGGGGTTAAGAATCTTTTAGATCTTATTAAGAACAAACCCACAAACGTTCGCGAACGACCCATCTTCTTGCAAGTTAGTACAGACGAGGTTTATGGAGACATTACCGAGGGAGAACACACGGAAGAAGATTATCTAAACCCTAGTAACCCTTACTCAGCCTCCAAGGCTGCTGCTGACCTGCTGGTTACATCGTGGGCTCGAACATACGGAATAGAGTATGTTATTTTGAGACCGACAAATAACTACGGGGAAAGACAATATCCTGAAAAGTTGATTCCCCTCACGGTAAAACTGCTACAAGGCGCCAAGAAGGTGAGGCTTCACAACAAGGGAGAGCCAATACGGAACTGGCTCCATGCGGCCGACACTGCAACAGCCGTCACAACCATCATAGAAAGTGGGATTAAGAATGAGATTTTTAATATAGCAGGCGGTTTTGAGCAAGAAAACAGGTTAACAGTTAAAAAAATAATTGAATCATATTATAATGATACAGAGATTAATTGGGAATCGTATGTAGATTTGTCCTACGTACGACCCGGACAGGATGTACGTTACGCCCTAAACGATGACAAATTGAGGAGTTTAGGTTGGGAACCGAAGAAGAATTTTGACGAGGAAATTGGTTCCATAGTGAAGTATTATAAGGATAATTTTGTATGGTAAAGGAGAAAAAATGCAATTATCAGATCAAGCGCTAGGCGCAGTTATGATGGCTCTTCAGAAGAGCCTAATGGAACAATCAGATATTGTTCCAGTTTTGAAAGGGTTTAAGTTTCAAAGTTCTGATACGGGACTGGTTGTGATGAACCCCCCTATTGTGAGGTTTAATGATGACTTTGAGCGCATTAATGCTGTGTCAGAGGAGACTACTACTCCTGTGACCAAGACCAAGACTAAAAAGAAAAAGGCCACCACAAAGACGAGAGCCAAGAAAGCTCCAAGTCGTCGTGCACCATCAAAGAAGCGCGCGAAAGCAACAGTCAAAGTTAACGCTACGGATGCTGACGACAGTTAATGCCGCGTTACACTTATGTGTGCTTAGAGTGTGAAAAAGAGATTGAGTCTATTCACACTCTTTGTGAAAAAATAGAAACTTGTGCAGACATAAGTGAGTGTACAGAGTCGGCCCCCGTTAAAAAACTCTTCGGAGTTGTCAACATCCATCGTCCCAATACAGAAGCCTCTCCAAAACGCGTAGGAGCGACAGTAAAGAGGTTTATTGAGGACTCAAGGAAGGATCTTGAACAGCAAAAGAAAGAAATGAAAAAGGAAACAAAAAAGTGAATTGGATATATTTTGGGTTAGCACTATCAATTGTGCTCAACGTTTTTTTGGTTCTTTATCTGCGCGCAGTGCTGAGTAAGTTTACCACTTATTCTGAGGGGATTTCTGATTTGCAATATAATCTCAATGGGTATGAGTCCCACCTGAAAGCGGTGTATTCGATGGACACTTTTTTTGGAGAACCCATTCTGCAAAACCTTTTAGAACATACCCAGATCATTAACGCTAGTGTGAAGGAGTACGTAGAGATCTTCCTCATCGATGACGAACAAATTGATGAGGCTTTTAAATGGTCAGATCAACTCTCTGAGGAAGAAGTTTCTGAAGAGACTGAGGCAGCATAGTGGCAAGCCAACGCAAAAAAGATACCAAGCGGTATTATTTTACAAAAGATCACGAAAACGCAATTGTAAAATATGCTTTAACGGACGATTTACAAATAAAAACAGAGCTTTACATTGAATTCATCGAACCAGCGTTCAACGAAATGGTAAATAAGATCGTTTATACCTATAAATTTACAACTCTTCCCAACATTGACTCACTAAGCGAGGAATGCAAGCTCTGGCTGACCACAATATTAGACAAATATGATCCCAACAAAGGCTCAAAAGCATTCTCATACTTCAGTGTTATAACCAAAAACTGGTTTATTCACAAAGTAAAGAAGATATCTCAGCAAAATAAACGTGAGGTTTACTTTGAGGATATATCAAAGGATCTTGAACATACTCATCTGTCGACAGACTTAGGATATCATAGATTACGAGAGAAAGAAGAGTTCTGGGGTTTCCTTTGGACAGAGATGCAATCGTGGGATCTGGGCGACGGAATGAAGGTCAACGAACGTAAGGTGTACGAAGCAGTTAAAATATTGCTAACTGAACCAGATGATATTGAAATTTTTAATAAAAAAGCTATTTACCTGTATATGAGAGAGATAACTGGTTTGAATACCAAGCAAGTTGTCAATAATCTCAACAAAATGCGCGAGAAATATAGGACTTTCAAGAGAAAATGGGACGAGGGAAAGATTTAAACTTAGAAGAGAGATTGGAAGAGGCAGTGGATAACGTGCGCAAAGATCGTACAATCATCCACTCGCTTCTGGCCGATCTCATCATCTACATGAAGAAGGACATTTCCTCACATAAGGAATGTGGACTGATCGCTTCTAAATACGTTGAAACCCTTCAGCGTTCGAACGAACAGCTTGTCAAAGTAACAAGCATTCTCCACAAGAAAGACAGCAAGACTCAAGGACTTAGCGAAGTTGACAAGTCTGAGTTGTTCGACATTATTAATGGCGGAGGACAAGAAGAGTAATGGGTAATCCAGCTTCACAAGAGGCAACTAGTGCCGGCATTGCTAGTGACACAGAATCTCTGCCACTAAACACAGGACTCGGACATGCTGCCATCGCCTGGGATAGTGACACAATAGATGAGTGGGGTTTTCTTCGAACTGCTATTAACCAACAGCTTACTCCGCCAGGAAAGTTATCTGAACGCCGCGTTTTTTATGGATATGTGCTGGAGCATGTAAAGTCTAGCCGAGATTGTCAGACCACTCCGGATACAGCCGGATACTCTCTACCAACCTCGGTTGCTGACGCTCAGGCACGCATCGCAGCAGCCGGCTCGACTCCCGCCATGCGCGCCGCGAAGTTGAAGGCTTTGGAAAAAGAAAGCGACGCCAGCCGCGCCGGCGCCGACTCCGCCGCGACGAGAGCAAGGGTTCGTGCAAAAACAAAGCTTGAGAATACCGCCACAGCCCGCTCTGGTTACGTGCGTGTGCGTATTCCCGAGCTACAGCCTCTTCCTCCTGTTCCTATTACCCCGGGCAACGTGGAGGCACAAAAGTTGTGTAATCGAAGCTCCAAGGCACTCAAACGCGCCGCCAATTCTATGGTTAAGTTTTATCCACTGTTCACATACAGTCAGTCTTTTGAGAATCAAAAGTTTTTAGTCCCCGGAGCCTTAGTCAAGGTACAATATACCGATCCTCCCGCACCCAAGACCTCTGGTGTTGCTTCTCCTCAAGTGTCCGACGGCATGTCGGAATATGGAGGTGTCAAAGGCGCTATGGTGGAGGTTGTGTTACATAGCAGCGGCCAGCCAATATTGGCATTTAGCGCCTATCAAACCAAAAAGCAAGGATCCGATGCTCACAAAGAATCTAAAAAGTGTTCAGAGTTGCTAGCCGGCGCCTCCTTGGGTTTTGGCGAAGAGGCTCTCGGAGCAGCGGGAGTAGTACCGGAGACTCCACTGTTGACCAAAGAACAAAAACGCTTGCGCAGGGTACCTCTCTACTCGCGATCTGGTGGAGGCGGCAAACCCTCCTTGGATACTCACACTAGTGCTGTGTCTAAGTTGATGAATTATGATCTCTTAGGGTTACTTGACCACAACACTAGCGAGCGCACCAAAATAGACTTTATAGTGTTACACCACACGATGGCGAAGCCCAAAAACACTGTTAACGGCTGGGGGCCCAGAAACGTATCCAGTCATTATATCATAGACGAGAAAGGAGTGATATTTCAGGTAGTTGCAGAAAAATGGGCTGGTCACCATTCTGTCTGCCCGAAGGCGGCCAAAGCACAGGCCAAAAAGAGGGGGATCCCCAAATGGGTATACTGTCCTTATAAAAACCCTAACGCAAGAACTATTGGTATTGATCTCGAAGGCGACCTCAAACATGGCTTCACTGCTGCGACCGAGGCTTCTCTTGTAAAGCTGTTGGAAGATATTAATACACGAAGAGGCATTCCGATAGATGACGAGCATGTTGTGGCACACTTTGAGGTCACCCGCGGCCAGTGGCGACAGGACCCATTTTCAAACCCACCCGGATCGAGGGGGAGAGGTCACGTCACAAGACCCTTTAGCTGGGATATCCCAGGGCTTAAACTTAATCACGGTGAGGATAATTATCAATATATTCACCCGAGAGATCCTAAGCTCCCGGCACGATCGGATGATACCATGAACACAAACTCGGAGGATTTGACCACATAAAAGATGGCAGTTCCAGACGACAAGACTAACACCACAGGAGGAAAGCCGGGCAGCGAACCATATCCTAGGGTACTCTATACTCCGGCTGTGGATAACGACGCTCTCACTGATATAGAGCAATACCGCCTCACCGAGCTATCTGAGTCCAACGTTCCCCCTGCAGAAGGCGCCGGTGTGTTTTGTACGCCCCGCCCGCAACCGTTGGCTAGATACATTGCACGAGATGATGAAACTGTAATCTCCAATCCAGCAGGTAGTTATATTTGCTTGCGCGGAGACAACCTAGGTAACCGTACTGAAGGATATGCCGGGTCAGGCGAAACACGCGCTTCAGCGATTGACATAGTCTGTGGCAGAAACGGAAGCAATTCTTCCCCGGTGCAGAGTGTGGATCCTTTGCCTTTTGGCGACGCCGCCCGGATATACATTTCTGAAAAAACAGACTGTGATTCAAATTTTGGGTTGTGCGCCGGGACAGTCGGTAAGTCCACCGCTGTATCTGCAATAGTATTAAAAGCTGACGGTATTCGTATTGTTGGACGAGAGGGAGTAAAAATTATAAGTGGAATTGGTCAAAAGGGAGAGTCTAACGCACTGGGAGGCGCGCCAACCAAAAGAGGCATCGATCTAATAGCCGGGAATACTGACGAAGGACCACATGATATGCAGCCTCTCGTTAAAGGAGATCGCTTGAAGAAATGCCTGGAAACCATGATCTCAGACATTGAGAGCGTGGCAGCTCGAATCAACACCTTCATGTTCCTTCAGCTAAAGTTTAATGCACAAGTGATGGCACACCCTCATTTAAGCCCCTACTTTGTTGCCCCCACTACGCCTTCTCCAACCTTGACTACTCCGGCCCAAGTTTTCGCAGTGAAGACAGTTGGAAAAGAAATGCCTAATTTATTAAAGATAAAAATCAACCTCAAGGGTCATTTGCAGACCGAGTTTCTTAGTGCCAACGGCCCCCAGTACATTTTAAGCGAACATAACTACACAAACTAAGATAGATGTCTGAATACGATCCCGAAACACTGAAGCTTAAGCTTATAAACTGGCTGCACCTAGCTGTCCAAAATGGTTACGGATCAGTATATTTTAAAAACCCATTTACCATTCCTGAAGGAACCGCCATTGGTGCCCTTGGCTTGAGAAGGGACCTCGCTCAAGAAGACAACTGGACTCGACAGACCAAAAATATTTTTGAGAACTTTAAAGATAACCTAGGTCAATCTCTGGAGCCATCCCTTCGGATCCATGCCTACGGCGCCGCCTCGACTAGTCCTTCACGCGATCGCTTGGAAGGCTCTTATGAGCTTGCTATGCAAGGGGCTATCAACAGAGATTCTGACGTAGCCGAAAGATGGCCTGAATTTGCGCGTTGGTATCTGGATGTGTTTGTTCCTAGCGCAACCTATCTTCTGGCTTCCGAGACTAAGATTAGTTATGAAGACGCAGACACGGAGATGGTGGTTGAATATCCTGCTGGTGAACGGCTCAAAAGTGCGATGTTGGTGTCACACAATATCAAGAATGATGCAATCCTCCCGGGCGCTCTTGTTGCTGTGCCAAAGGGGAGTGAAGATTACTTCACTTATATGGTACACAAAGGTGGCTTAGAATCTGCAGCGATCGCCGCCGTCGAAGAAACCCTTGGGGATATAGACACTTATACCGGTCAAGCGCTTGAGCAGGGTTCTACTCTTAAGATGGATGAAATTGAAAAGGAGTATATGCTCGCCCGGTCGACGTATGTGGGTGAAACTTTACACTCATGGCGCTTAGGGCTACCCCTTGCGGGCTCCTTGAAGCGATATGATTTAGATCCTGATGATAATCTTTACGATGTACGTCGAAAGGTTGATCCATATTATATAGTGGGGGATCCTGACATTGACAGCATCGGCGCGATTCAGCATGTAGTAGAATATGGTATCGGAACCGTGAATGATGCGACTTGGGCGGACGTCAATGAGATATCTGCCAACGTATCTCCGCCTCTTCCCTACATCGATGTTGATAACGTTCCTAAGATATTGGAAAAATCACAAGACATATATACTCCGTGGCATGAAACTAAGTTCAACACCATAAACCTGATATATAAGTTTCCTGGAACGTCCTCCGACATCGGATTGATCAATCAGGTGTTCGAAGCTTTAAATCCGATCGATCTTAGAAATCCTCACAGGTTGCCGAGCGCTGAGCCCGCCTCCAGCACCCCCGACCCCGACGGCTGGGACACACCTGCTGCAGTCGCGCGTAATGAGCGACTGACCAACCTGTTGAATAACATGCTGGGTACCGGAACGACACAGATTATGGAGAGCATTCGAGATAGCCTAGTGGGTTACCCTGGTGCCAACAAATTACAACAGTTTTTGGAATCTGGGGTTAATGACGCTGATGACTCTATCAGGACAGATATGGTATTACAAGGCAAGAAGATCGCCGCCACGTATCTATTGAAATTTTTTGATAAGTGGGGCTCGCCCGGCTTGTCCTCCGCCGCGAACATTGCTATTGTAGAACATCTGAAAGATCACATGTTTATTGTTAACCGTTTTCTCAACCAAGGAGGAGACTTATGCTTCCATATGGCAATTCACCGGAGCTATTTAGATGTAATACCGCGACACCCTCATAGAATGGAATTATATGAGAAGACCTATGGGGAGGGTTCATATTACGGGGGATTCTATGAGCAAAAAATACCTCTCGCAACTTTTGCAGCAAAGCTAACCGCATTTAAGCAAGCTTTGCAAAAGGTAGACAAGAAGTGGAAAAGCGATGGAAAAAAGGATTTAATGGACTCTAGCACGGCGAGCTTTTCATTGTATGACGACGACGGCTTCGAACCTAGCCAATTTCAGAATTTTGAAATGCTGGTTAAAGAGGGCTCCCCCATCCAGGGGGAGTTGGCGAAGTTTTTGGACGCAAATGAAGGCGACGCCGCCCCTGTCGGTGCTTCTCAACTCTTCGCTGACTCTGCGGCGAAACTGGTGTTCATTTATGATCAGAGATATAAACTAAAGGGCGTTTATGCAATTGCTACAACGAGAGAGGGTCCCAAAAAGATTCCCCTAAAGATGGGCTTTGATAAATTTGTGCACAGCGAAGCATGCTCAGCACAGAATATCTCCTTCATATCCAATATGGACAACATTATTGAAGAAACAAAAGCCCCCAATCCAAAAACGCCCAAGGAGTTCATCCAGAAATATATCTTACTTCCACCGCAATTTAAAAAGCCCCATGAGGACGAGATGGGCCCGGGCGTCAAAACGGCTGAAGAGTTGAGCAGAGAAGAGGAATATCTTGCAACCCCTTCGGTCCAAAGGCTCGTCGCCGCGGCAGCTAAGAAAAAACGTCATTTTGCGGGCTCCAAAGAATTTGCTTCTTTGGAGCGCACAGCTGCCTGGGTCAAATCAGTCAACGACGGCTACCAAGATATCCTGGCTCGTTATGGGATCAAGGGGCTAACCAGACAACTGACACAGTGTTTGATGGAGCTTGTGGGGATGAACTGGAGTTGCGAGACAAAGCTGGGTCTAGCGCTCAGTGCGCTCGGCGATGGCGACGACAACGTTGAAAAATTCAGGCAAGTGATTTTGGTACCAGCTGTACAACTCGGCGCCATCTCGGCCAGGACGTTGGCCACAGGATATCAGACCCAAAATGCCAAGTCCGATGAAGCACTCCGGAAGGTCAAATTGAGAGATCAGCAGGCTTATAACATTGCCTTGCAGCGGATAGATAGTTCCTATGGCAGTCTATCGGCGGCCGCCCTAACAGCAGAATTTCAGCAGGCCACCGCCGCCCAGAAGAGATTGGGTAAGTTTGATAAAGATGCTCAGTACCGTGATGAAACGGAAGCCCAGGCGCTAGCTGGCGCCAATTATATACAAGAGCTTAGCAAGCAGACCGACCTGGAAGAAATTTGCAAAAAGCTGGAAGCATTCCTAATGCAACTGATTCAGTACCTGCTCAACCCTGATATGCAGGATGACGATCTAAGCTATGGGCTGCCCAAAAACCCTAAGTGGTCGCTGCCTCGTTTTGATCTTAGCAAAGAAGATCTCTATGAAGAAGCTGTGAAAGCAGCCACCACCGCAGCGGAGAAGATCTGGGCCGACCTCCTGTCCAACCTCCTACAGACTACCCTGAAAATGCTTCACATGATATGTCAGATGCTGCTTCAGGATCTAGCCTCCCCCGGAATAGAAGACGAGCCACCCCTATCACCGGATGATCTGGCTGCACTTTTAGATCGTTTATTTCCTTCCGGAGGTCTCCCCCTCCCCGGGGCCTCTGCACCCGGAGCAGCACAAGCTGTTGAGCAAATGTCCGCCCTTATTGAGGTGTTGGTGAGTCTCCTCACTCCCTCCCAACTTTGCATGTTGCTAGACGGCTCTGCGTCCGTCGAAACCTTGCAAATGATTCTAGATAAGACGGCGGACATCCCGGCTCTGGCGCCTCTCTTTACCGACCTCGCAGCGGTAAGAGAAGTATTCAAGGAGCTAGGAAAGTTGATCGACCCAACTTATTGTGAGGGGCTATTAGGGGTCACTGATGAACAACTGGTTGATCTGTGTAATCTACCACCCGATATCTTTCCACCAGAACTCCGTAACGAGCTTCAGGATGCTTTGGATGAGTACTCTAGGTTTACTCAAATAGCCCCTAAGGGTCCATCAAGTATCCTGGGGGATCCTTGTGATCCTGTGGTACCTTCGGAGCGCCCCGAAGGCGCTCCTCCTCCACCTGAACCAGAAAAGGCTCTTCTAGACTGGAAGAATATACCAGTTATGGCAGAAGCTAACGACACAGCTATTAATATATTTTATGAGGATACTCGTGATAGGTTTAGTTCGGCTGTGCCCAACACTTTAAATCACCTAGTACCAATAGTAGAGGGTACCGCCGAGGAAGGCTATGTGTTAACTGCCGCAGACGAAGCAGAGGTTGAAAAAATCGTTGCAGATATAGCAAGCAGCCCGGCTTATGAAAAAGCTGCCGCAACTCAAACGAGAGAAACCGAGACTTCCGTGAGTGCTGGTAATGTCCACCACCACGCCGAAGATCCCGGCGGACGAGAGATCATCACCCAGCTAGGACGCTCCGGACCGACAGAGGAGGACTATGTGGTCGCTAAAAAGGTGTATATTGCCAACAAACTTCAAGCCCTAAAGAGAGCCCCGGGGTTTATTAGTTTCGTGACCCCCACTCGAAAACTCGATCCCCCCGGCACTCATGGCGGCGGACTCGACTCCTTTTATGGAGCTAATACTCCTCGTGCTGACGTCGGGAGCGATGTCCCATGGACATTGCTTCACATTTATTATACTGGCCAGCCACCAGAGGACTATAGTCTAACCCTTCCTGATGTAGAGTTTTTGGCTCCAGCACTTCCAAACACTCATGGGCTCCTCGGCCCCGAGTCTGCCGTTGCACCATATGCGCCCGGCACTTTTGTGGGTTTTGAAATTAAATTTATGCAACAAGCAAGAGACAAGGCGCCCCCACTCGACAGGACCGCCGCTTATATACGAAGTGCCGACGAGCGCCGAGGGACGTGGTACGGATCACTATTCCATAGTATGAACCCCATGCATTTTGAGCTACCCACCGACCCTAATTTTGTACTATCAAGCATGATCCCCAGCGAAGAATTTCAGTTGAATTATCCCGGGAACCAAGGGGTCAAGAAGCTTTCTGACCATTTTAAGGCTGCAGCTTTTACACCTGACTACTTGCCTGGCGTTCCGGGGTTCCTCCCCCACGGCGGCAACGATGATGGTCTTGAGTTCAAAGTCACTCCGTACTTGACAGTAGTTGATGTGGCTCAGTCATCTAGTGTAAATACTGACAATTTCATGCTGAGTTACCAGAAAATAACCAAGGTCACCCAGCCTGGGGTACCTGAGACCGAAGCTGGTATAGCTGATGTGCGCAAGTATGTTGTGAAATATCATGATTATTTGCCCGGTCCAGACCTCTTCGGCGCCTCAGCTCCCGCCAGGAAAGATAAGATGTTTTTTGATTACATCGATTCGAATTTAGCTGCCAAGGGGTTTAATATATCAGCCGCCCGCAGCAGTGTCGGTGATTCATCCACCACCCGCGCCGTCCTTAATCAAGATTATCGACAAATTTGTCGGTCTTATGTACATAACATAGTTCAAAATACACAGGAGAGCGCGCCCTTCCTCGCCGGCGCTGATCTCACCAATATTGAATTTCTTCCACTCTCTGATGCAAGATTACAGCGTAGTAGGGGATACATGCGTAAGCGCACCCTGGGAACTACTGATGATGGGCTACCCAAATACGAATATATCAAGATTCCATCGAATGCCCCCCATGGGGATCTCTTAAGTTTAAACGCCTTAAAAGACAAAGTAAAAGACGAATTCCAGAAAAATCCAGTTTGTGATCCTATGGGCGATCCAAACGCCAAGAAGGGTATGTCGGAACTTGCCGGCGCCGCCGTTTTGGGGATTATATATTTGGTCATGAGAGTTTATTCTGTTGAGTTTTTGTTAAAAATATATCCCCTCATTACTCGCTATCGGATGCTCGATATTTTCCGGTCCAATGTGGTGCCACTATATATCACGCAGCGTCTTAAGATGGAAATAAGTAAGGATAAAGCATTTTATTGTGATTTTGTAGAGCAAGTTAAGAAAGTCATGAGGGATCGAAAAAATAGAGGTGATCAAGCCTTGAAATCGGATCCTATTGGCGGTCAACCCATCGAGATCTCTTCTGTGGATGATATGCTGGTATTCCTGTTGAAAGAGCAGATTCCCGCGCTGATTCAAGAGTTCGATTTTATCCTTAAAGAGCATGCTGCAATAAAGACATCGGATGGTTCTCCTCTGCCTTCTGGGTGGGAGGTGTTTACTGATGAGGGACAACATCTCAAAAAAGATGCCGAAGAGTTGCTTGTTCTGAACAAGATTTTGGAAGTCCCGAGAGCACAGATCGTTGAGCCTATGGACACGAACTTGGAAGAAGACGGTGATTGGCACTCAACCCATGCGAAAAAACATGGAGGCTTCTTCTTCCAGAGGTATGTAAGGGTTGTAGGTAAACCATCTCCACCAGGACAAGTATCAAATGAATTAGCTGAAGTGATACAAAATAGGAGTAGCTCCCGGGTTTCTGGGCAAACGCTGGAGCGCTCTTTAAGTGGAGACGTGGAAGCTTTTACAGAAGTGTTAGAACAAATCCGTGTTCCAGATTTGTATGGGGTGGTGAACTATAACCAATGGAATCGTTTTTGGGAGAATCAAGCGCTACCAGTTTTAGAGCGAACCCAGCGACGGTCAAACCTCATCTCAGATTACTTTGATCGACTGGCCTTAGGTGTAAGGTTAGTTTACATGCCCCCGTCGCAGCGAATTACATCAGAAACAGCGGGCATGCAAGCCGCGGATAATTCCTTCAAAGATGTTTGGAATGCACAACCAGCCTCCGCTGCCGAGATATCTAAAGAAGAAAAAGCCTATAGAATCTATGAATCCAGCCCGCTGACTGCGGCCTCCGTCGAAACAACAATGTTACCTCTTTTTGAAAGCGAAAAGATCTTACTAGATCATGAATACAACCTGCAGAGCACTCTTGGTAATTGGGGCGAGGGCGAAGCCGCCACGCGTATATTCCGAGAATTAAAGGAAAGCATAGAAGCAAGTGATGATTATAAACTTTTGACAGAATACATTTTCCCCGTTGATAGACTCTACGGAACTGCTTTCTTAGGTTTAGATTTGTTGGTCTCAACCATGTACAAGGAAACAGATAACTCTTTTGATCCCCCTAAGGCTGCACTGAAAAAACTTTTCTACGTCTTAACGAGCGATGATCCTCTGGATAGGTGTAAGGATCCTTCAATATCAGATGCCCTGTATGGATTAGACTGGGATAAAATTTTGGAAGCCCTAGGTTATGATGCCAAACAGATGGCTATAGACACAGCCATAGCGATGATAGTTGCCGTACTCAACATTTTGGGAGCCACCATGCTTGGTGGGGTAGCGATGATGATTCTTAAGCTGCTGCTTTGTCCAATAATCCCAACTACGAAAGACAACGAACTTTTGGGACCACTTGGAGAACGCTTCAAGGAGGAGTGGGGGTGCTTTACACTCCCCTTCCCACCTTGGCCCGATATTCCGGGTTCGTATGCAGATCCAAGCGACGTCAACGGCGGCTCTGGTGCTTGTCCATCTGAGCCAATTGCTTTGGATGATAAAGACGATTGCGCAGCCCCACCGCGGTATGCCTCGGTCTATATTAATGACCCATGGGACGAAATCTTGATGCCCCGAGAGTCACTTAAAGATGCTGAGGGGGTCGAAGTATTCTATAATACTCGACGGGCCCTGGAAGCGGCGCAAAGAGCCATGGCTGACGAGTCAGAGTAAAAGCGCGTTAGCCGTGTTTTGATTGTCCAACAAAAAACAACTGTTTTTCCTACGTCGTTGATATTTACAATATAATAAAGAAATGCCCGGATTAGGACCACGACTACCAATCGAGAAAGACCCCGAAGACGGGTTTGGTTTGCTCAAAACCTACGCTGAATTGGTAAAGCAGAATTTCAAAAACTTGTTACTCACCGCCCCCGGCGAGCGCATGATGGATCCGGACTTCGGCTGCGGACTCCGGAATTTTTTGTTTTTAAACATGGTCGGGGATAACGTGCGCACTGATATCGGCGCTACCATCGGAGAGCAAGTGGCCAGATACATGTCTTTTGTTCAGCTTGACGAACTTTTAATGGAGGATGTAGAAGACTCCCATATTTTGAATCTTACGATTGAATATAGCGTACCTAGCATTGGAATAGCCGATCGATTAAGTATCCAAGCATCGTTGAGAAATAATGAAATTACAGCTATTTAGAAGAGGATAGTAATAAATGCCAAAAAAGAAAACAGCTGTTGATTATACCAGTAGGGACTTCGAGTCGATCAAGTCTGAACTAGTAGACTACGCAAAAAGATATTATCCTGATACATTTAGAGATTTTAATGAGGCCAGTTTTGGAGCTTTGATGTTAGATACGGTAGCTTATGTGGGCGATATGCTTTCATTCTATCTTGATTATCAGGCGAACGAGTCTTTTTTAAGTACTGCGATTGAATATGACAATGTTATAAAACTTATCAAACAAACAGGATTTAAGCTCGATTTAAGCCCAACTGCCTCTGGGATAGGGACATTTTATATAATCGTCCCCGCTGCGGCCGCCGCTAACGAACCGGACGCTAAATACATGCCTGTGCTTGAAAAGGGGACACAACTTTCTACGATCGACGGGCGCCACTTTATTTTAAATGAGAATGTGGACTTCGCCAACGTCACCCCCGGCGACGTCGTGCCCGCCCGCCAGGATCCTGATACAGGAATTCCTACATACTTTGCGATTAAGGCGAGGGGGACGGTTATTTCCGGACAGCTACTAGTAGATACTGTTGCTATCGGAGCCTTTCAGAAATTTAAAAAAGTAACTTTGCGCGGCGAAAACATAACAGAGGTACTATCGGTGACTGACTCGAATGGAAACAGTTATTACGAAGTGGATTACCTGACTCAAGATGTTATATTTAAATCGATTAAAAATCGTAATCAAGACAAGGGCGTTGTAGGATCGGTGCTCAGTGCGATATCAGTGCCCAGAAGATATGTGGTTGAGGTTGATAGAACGGGCGTCAACTTATTGTTTGGTTTTGGCTCTGATTCTGAGCTAACGACCCAATCAGTCGCCGACCCCAGCAACGTGATACTTAAAGTCTATGGAAAAGACTATTATTCCACAACCACCCTAGACCCTAGCCGTCTTTTGGAGACCGACAAGCTTGGTGTAGGACCCTCCAATACGACACTTACTATTAAGTATCGAGTCAATACCGAAGCGAATATGAACACGGCAGTAGGAAGCCTCAGCATAGTCGCTTCTCCTAAGGCCCGCTTCGCCAACATCGGTTCGTTGAATACCGCGCTGGTTTCAGAAACAATAGAATCTTTAGAGGTGACTAATGAAGAGCAGATCGTTGGAAGTGTAAGTTATCCTTCCGTTGAAGAATTAAGGCTACGCGCCCTATCAACCTTTGCTACTCAGTCACGCGCCGTCACGAAACAAGATTATATAGCCATGGCTTATAATATGCCGCCTGAATTTGGTGCGATTAAAAGATGCAATGTTTTACAAGATAAAGATTCTCTTAAGAGAAATTTAAATCTTTATGTGTTATCTGAAGATAGAAATGGCAAATTCATCCTAGCAAACTCTACTCTTAAGAGGAACTTAAAAACGTGGTTAACAAATGTTAAAATGATTAATGATACCATTGACATACTGGATCCTGTAATTGTTAACCTGGGGATTAATTTTACAGCAGTTTTAGAGTATTCTGCAAATAGGTTTGAGGTAATGAACGACGTCCAAGACGCACTTGAGCAGTATTTTGAAGTGAAGCCGAATATGGCACAGCCATTCTTTATTTCGGACGTGTACAACGTTATTAATGATGTTTCTGGCATTGTCGATGCCGAGTCAGTTGTGGTATTTCAGAAGACGGGCTTATCGTATGCTGCCGCCTCATTTGTTGTTAGTGATTATACGAGCGCAGATGGTCGTATGATTGAGTTTCCTGTGGATACTGTTTGGGAAATTAAATATCCAAAGAGTGATATCAAAGGAGTGCTTAGGTAGTGGGCATTAAACGATATACAGCGACAGCAGACAATACGCTCACTAATGCCTTTGAACTTAATTTAAGCACTCGCGGTACCGGATCCAATATGGGGCGAGCGGACATTTTAGAGGTGTTCCACATTTTTGGTCAAGCCGACGCCACTTCCCAGGAACTTTCAAGACTCTTGGTGCAATTCCCAGTAAGTGATATTTCTACCGATCGAACTAACGGCGACGTCCCGGCAAGCGGAAGTGTATCTTTTTATCTTCGCATGTACAATGCTCCTCACGCCTCTACGATCCCTAGGGATATGACTTTATCAGTGATGCCCGTTTCTCAGAGCTGGGAGGAAGGTTATGGGCTTGATATGGAAAACTACAGTGATCTCACTTATGACCAAACGGGCTCGAACTGGATCAATGCTGGTTCTGGAAGCACGTGGACAACTACCGGAGGCGACTTTTTAGATCAAAACAAGAACGAAAATGTCTTTGATATCTCCATGGAGACGGGCACCGAGGATATAGAACTCGACATCACTCCTTTGGTGGAAGATTGGATCAAGGGAAGCGGGGATAGCGGCATTGACAACTATGGAATAGTGGTTCGCCTCACCTCAAGCCTTGAGACGAGTGGGGTTACGCAGTATACCAAGATGTTTTTTGCTCGCTCTTCACAATACTTCCTAAAGAGACCCCTAATTGAGGCACGATGGGATTCTTCCAAGATAGATGATAGGGGAAACTTCTATTACAGTAGTTCTGTTGCTCCAGCGGCCGACAATCTCAATACAGTTTACATTTATAACGTAATACGTGGACAGCTAGCAGATATTCCCGGTGCAGATACTGGCGCTATTTATGTGAGCCTCTACTCAGGATCGGATGACAACACAGTACCATCTGGTTCGAAGCTGGAGTTAGCAGCCGGCGGCGATGTCGCCGCTGACAATGATCTCAACGTAACTGGCGGCTATGTTACTACGGGCATCTATTCGGCGTCGTATGCCGTTACATCCGCTGCGACGCCTCTAACACGCATTTATGATGTGTGGCACGATGATGCAGGAACTCAGTATCACACTGGAAGCGTGACGCCCAAGAAATTTGACTCATCAAATTATAATCCTAATGTTAAGATCATTGAAAATATTACCAACTTGAAGTCAGTTTATCACCTAGATGAAAAGAATACTAGGTTCCGTGTTTATACCAGAAACAAGAATTGGAATCCAAACGTTTATTCTAAAGTTGTAGCTCAAGCCCAAAATTATCCAGTAGAGTCAGTGTTCTACAGTCTCTATCGGACTTACGATGAGTACCCTGTCTTCGATTATGGGACAGGAAGTGATAACCAGACAAAACTCTCGCTAGACTCAACAGGAAGCTACTTTGATCTAGACGTCAGTATGCTGGAGCCAGGCTATTCATACACTTTGCGGTTCTTATATTACCTGAATAGTAAGTATACTGAGGGCGATAAGGAATTTAAGTTCAGAGTTGAGAAATGAGCGATAACCTAAAAAATCTATTTAAATCAAAGGGTGATCTAACCTCTCTTAGCGATAAGAGCATTACAGAAATTGCCAACGAAACTAATAGTAAAACGGATAAATATGTTGATGCTCGTTCTATTGAAATTGATCGGTTTGTTCCTCATGTTGATTTTTCTTCCGCTTCCAATTTTGTAAAATTTGGATCTGCCGAAAGGTATTACGCTGACGCAATAAGTAGAATCATTGATTTCTATCCTTATGATGGATCGGGCGTTGAAAAGCTTCAGTGGCAAAATAGTTCTTCGTATTTAGATCTCCATATATTTGATAACGAATATCCTCGAACTAATGGATATATAACGATCGGGGCTGATGGATATGCTCTTGATAGCAACCAACCCGGCAACCCTTCAACAAAAGAGTATGTGCTCTTCTATGGAGGACCCAACACTGCCTCGGTTGGGATGGCTGGTAAGCCTCTTGCCAGTACGTTCAGCGGTTCGAATGTTTTTGATGCAGCCAGTGATAGGGAGTCCAATCTTAAATTCGATCTAAGTGACGACGGTGCTACCGTTGAGCTTTGGGTAAAATTTGGAGAAATTGATCGTACAACAACGACTCCAAAACAAACCATCTTTGATCTTAACAATAACCAGGCAGTCGGATCCGCTGACTCCCCTGGCGGACGCCTGTGGATTTATCTCAACAATAGCGCCGAGGTCACCGACGAGGAAAACGGGTTTATTGTTCACGTAGAATCTGGGAGCATTAACGAGACCATAACAGCTTATTCTATTGATGATGGGTTTTCCCTATCAAATACGGGCTCCTGGAATCATTATGCCTTCACTCTCAAAAACAGTGGGGATGATTTAAGCGTTGAGACATATGAGAATGGGTTACTCAAAAAGTCCGTTACTGCGCCAAGCAAGGCCATTAACGCTGTAACTGGCGGTCTACGCGCAACTATTGGAGCCCAAGAATACTCTGTTACGATGATGAGTAACTCGTTTGGAGCTTATTTAGACGGTACCGGCGACTACTTCGTGATCAACAGTGCATCACTCACCCCGGCTGAAGATCTGGGAATTGGAGGTCCTGGCACTTCTCCGGACTGGTATAGCTCCTGGGATGGGTTTTCTTTTTCTACTTGGGTTAAGGCAGATTCCAACGCCCGGGGCACAACAATCTTCTCAGCCGGCGAGGCGGTCACTGGTGGTGCCGCTGCTGGCACCCGCGCGCCCTGGCGAGTAATGATGTCCGACGTGGGTACCCTCGCTTGGGTGTACGCTGCCGGCACCGTCACCACCCATTGGTATGACTCTTCTATCTCAATTGAGGACGATGAATGGCACCACGTGGCATTCACCACCGGATCTGCGAATTCAGGCAACGGTGCTAAACTATATGTCGACGGAGTAGGTGTCACCACCGCTTATTCTGGGCTTTTGACCCTAAAAGATGATTATTATGTAGCCATCGGCGCCGATTATATTTCCGGTTCATGGTCGCAAGACTGGAGCGGATCTCTAGATGAAATGTCCGTGTGGTCGAGAGAATTGCCCGCCGGCGAAGTTGTGGGTATGTACAATAACGGCGCGCCCACAAATTTATCGGGAGGACTTGATCTACAAGCCTGGTATCGCTGCGGAGATTCAGCTAGTTTTGGTACCACCCTGGCTGACTCTGCCAAGACTAATGATGCAGTGACAGTGGGCGATCCTGCTAGAATCTCTACAGCACTGTCATTGCCCACCGCCGCCACCGGTTCGCGAGGGTGGTTTAAACTATCGGGCTCCGTAGACGAGTTCAGGTATTGGAAGACCAGGAGAACGGCCAAAGAGATCGGTCTCAACTGGTTGGATCAGGTCGAAGGCGGCGTCAACACCGACGATGCAACGAGCAAACTGGGCGTTTACTATAAGTTTAATGAGGGGGTCACCACCAACACAGCGACCGATGAAAAGGTTCTGGACTATTCTGGGCGAATTACCAATGGAACTTTTGTGGGATATACTACAGGCGCCCGTAACACGGGTTCTGCCATCGTAGAAGCCTCCGCCTCAACTTTTGAATTTAAGGATCCTATTCTTTACAGATCTCACCCGGACGTCATTACCTTAGGTGACAACCTGAAGCTGTCTGGGTCTTATTACGACTCCAACAATGTGTCGAGCTTGTATCACTCTATCCCTAGTTGGATCCAGGAAGAAGACGAAGGAGGCGCCCTCCAAAACCTCACACAAATAATGTCAAGTTATTTTGACAACGTATATCTCCAGATTAATGCATTACCCACTTTCCGCGACAACGATACATACACCTCCGCCTCTAACAAGCCTTATCCATTTGCGAGAGAAATGTTGGAGTCGGCCGGGCTAACTACTCCTGAGCTTTTTGTAGATGCTGATATCTCTGAGATTTTGGGATCCCGATCCGATAACAAGATCTTTAAAGAAGACATCAATGATGTCAAAAATCGCATATATGAAAACATTTACAATAACTTGGTGCACATTTATAAAACAAAGGGCACCGCAGGTTCGTTTAAGAACTTAGTAAGGTGTTTCGGAATCGATGAGGATGTCATTGAGTTAAAAGTATATGGAAACAACATTGAGTTTGAGTTGGAGGAAAACCTCCAGAATAAAACCTTCAGAAAGAATTATGCCAATTTCCATGCAGCCGACAACTTTAGTGCAACATGCTATCAACACACTAGTAGTGATAATGCCAACTCTGTTGCTTACCTGGGTTCTTCCCACAATCTAACCGATGGGTTTGGTATAACATTTGAAGCAGAGGTTATTCTTCCAACCATTTATGATCGCTCCGACGGCCTACAATTTCTAGAAGTCGATTTTCTGTCTTCATCTTTATTTGGTATACATACTCCAAATGAAGACCACACGGTCACTGCGTGGGATCCTTACGACCCTGCCAACTTCCAAGTGCATGCCGTTAAAGAATACACTCCGGGCCAGCCATCCTTAGGTGAAATCAAGTTTGTTCTTACGAGTTCCAACGCCGACGCCGCGACCGAGGGCTTCATTAGTGAACTTACCTCGACTACTTTCCCGGAGGGATATAAGAATAAGCGTTGGAACTTTGCCGTTAAAGTAGCTCCCGAGGCATATCCACAATCTTGTTTGATGAGTGGAAGTTGCGGAACAGCCGGCACAGGCGGAGAATACAAGGTAGAATTTTACGGAACATGCATGGAGTATGATATCGTACAACATAGTTTTTACGTAACCTCATCTATGACTCTCGCGCAAGGGCAAATGTTCTTGTCGTCTTCTAAGCGTGTATATGCGGGCGCCCACAAGACCGACTTCACAGGATCCACCCTCCAGAAGAGCGATGCCAAGATATCTTCAGTACGTGCATGGTTGGATGTTTTAAGCAACGATGAAGTGTTGGCTCACGCGAAAGATCCTACAAGCTTTGGGAGATTACATCCCTACCGCCAAGCGTACATGGTACAAGGTACTGGAAGCGGTTATAGCATTGAAAACTATATCCCTAGAATTAACACTCGAATGCTTGACTGGGATTTCGCCCTAGTTACGGGCTCCTCTGCCACTGGCGAGTTTGAAGTTGTTGATGTTTCCTCGGGTTCTCTTGCTGCAGCCTCCGGTTCGGGATGGTTTGGTCATCTCTTGAATTTACAGCACCCAGGCGTAGGCTATGGTTTCTCTGGAAGCGCGACCAATGTAGTTGATGGAAACTATGTTTATGCGCAAAAACAACGCGGGTTGGAGAACTTGAATAGCACTGACATGATCAATGTGCTCTCCAATGATGACATATATTTTGAGAAAAATTCACGACCCATAAATTACTACTTCTCTATGGAAAAGAGTATGTATGATGCCGTTTCTCGTGAAATGTTAGAATTTTTTGCTACTATTAAGGATTTCAACAATCTGATTGGAGAGACAGTCAGCAGGTATAGACCAGCTTATAAAGACTTAGACAAGATGAGACAACTCTTCTTTGATCGCGTGGACAACGAACTAATAGACTTCGAAAAATATCTTGAATACTACAAATGGATTGATCAATCTGTTTCTGCGATGCTTGAACAACTTGTCCCGGCAAGTGCGAGATTCTCGGGTGGTGTACGCACCATGGTGACAAGTCACACCCTCGAACGTAATAAGTACTGGAACAAGTTCCCGATGGTGGAGAATAAACTACCGGCAACCATCGCCGGAGTCATGAGTTCGCCTGCTCTCGGCGGCGATTCCCCCTACCCTTGGAAATATGGTCATGCTCCGGTCGTCGAGGGCGAATTCATTAACGATTATTATGCCCGGTTCTCCAACTGTGTTTACGCCATCAACAGCGGCTCTAGCAATCCCTTGGGTCAGTTGGGCATGGCGCCCCCCGTCGCGTCCTCCGGTTGGACTCTTTCTGTATGGATACGGAATGGGTTAGGACCATTTTTCTCCACCGCCGATGGCGGAGCGCATGATCCCGAGATAATGATCAACTACCTCAACCCCTCCGGCGACGATGGACTCATTCAGTTCTATGATCTTTCAGGCGCCAGCGCCATACGAACCGCCACCTTTCCGGATTCGCACGACGGAAACTGGCACCACCTTGTTGTTGTATATCAATATGGGGAGGGCTCCGGTGCCGACGGATCCGGCGCCCGAGACTTGTTAGCTCTGTATGGTGATGGTCAGACTCTTACTCTCTCTAGTGCCGACATTGAGATAGATCTTGCCGCTGATGGCGATATATACATCGGCGCTTGGGCGACGTCGCATGCGGTATCAAGCGAATTCGCCGGCGACATGGATGAATTTTCTATCTGGACCCAAGCCCCCGGCGTCGGCGGCACGCCGCTTGTCGCAGAGCTATATAATGATGGCAAACCTTGGGACCTCCGAACAGACTCGACCAGACTAGCGGCGTGGTACAGAATGGGCGATTCTGCCGAGAGTGCAACCATTCTCGCTGACTCAGCTAACTATTCCAATGCCTCATATCCATCGACTGCTCCACAAAACGCAACTGCTATACAGGTCGCCGCGTCTCCTGACACGGTTGTATATCTCCTCGGGGGTCCAACTGGCAGCAGCCCCTCGGTAAATACAAACTGTTTCTGGTGGAAAAACAGGGCCGAACCAGTCAATACTCTCATTAGTTCGAGCGTGGCATCTGTAAACGCCGATCGAACTAGTCTCCATGATGCACTCTATCAGACCTTTGACAGGCGCAGCAACTCACCAGTTCAACTTAGCGCGGTTGAAACAAACGACATTAAGAGCGGTCAAAACAGCCTATCTAATAATCACAAAGAGAAATCAGTTCTAAGCAGTTTTTCAAATATTGAAAACGAAGCCAACATGGACTTATACGATGATTACGTATACATTTCAGGGTCCGAACTAGAACAATTTGTAGATTGCTCGGATCTCCTGAAGCCCACTTACAGGAATCAGGAAACATCTTCAAATCCGGCGGGAGAGCCAGCATCAAAGAAGAAGGTATTCTATCAAAGCTATACTGGTCATGACTCTATTGGACAGCAGACAGGTGTACGTAAAGAAAACACACCCTTAAGTTTCTACTCCTCTTCAATGACAGCTAGTGGTTACGTGGTGGAAGTACAGGACGTTGACGGGTTTGAAGGATTGGATATTACCAATCTTCATGATGATTCATACGGTTCTAATCTTGAGATTCCAATGCAGGGTCCCTTCACCGAGAAGTATGTTGGAGGCTACCAATACCGCCATATAGATATAAACTATAGAAACTCACAGAAACAATTTCTGGACAATTTATACACTCGCCCAGAAGGTTATAAAATTTTGTTTCCCAATGAGGTGGGCGGCTCGCCCGGCTGTTTAGTCATCAGTGGACCAGCCACAGCACGTACAGGATCCATAGGATCCGCTTATTTTGATAACGTGCCCGGCGCCATCGACGACGGGAAAGGATACCAGTCAGTCGTGGACGCCACGACGCTGGATTTGAGAACAGACTTTACATTAGCTGCTTGGGTAAAAACCGATGCAGATTTTTCCGCCGATTCACATGGAGGTATAATATTCGCCATAGTGAGCAGCATAGACCCTTTTAGTCCAACTTTATGGCTATACATTGACGAAAATAATAAGTTCTCCGTTTGTGATATTACAACCCCCGGCACCCCAGATTTACAATATGATGTAGTCATAAATGATGGGAACTGGCATCATGTAGCTTTAACTTTTGATGAGTCGCCCTCAAAAACTGCCATATTATATGTCGACGGAGTATCACGAGATAGCGGCACTGCGATTAACTTCAACATAACACACGGTGCAACAGTGCTACTTGGAACTGATAAAGCAGCGACCTCCGGCGACCCGGATTATGATCATTCCTTTTCAGGGTATATAAGAGAGATAGCTGCATGGGATACAATTTTAGACTCATCAGATATCACGGGGTTGTCCGCGGTTAATGATGGATTTAATGAACGGTACGGCGGCGGCGTCACTCCCCCCAACATCACAGATGATTATGCCGCCGGCCTACAAGCTTGGTGGCGCTTTGGCGGGGCAGGCGCTGCAATAACAGCAGATTCCTCGGGGAATTCGAACACCCTTACCGCAATTAATGGTGGTGCCACTTTGTCAACTGAGACTCCGGGTATTCGTAATAATGCAATTTATGACTATCTCCCATTCGCTAACAGGATGAGAGAAACATACGCTAAGCGGCCCGTTAACATCGCCAACATTCAACAGGTTACAAGTTCCGGCATAACCAAGATCGGAAACTTCGAAAAGAACTATCAAGTTGTGCAAACAAGCGGCAGGAAAGCCAACAACTTATTTATTGAGAGCTTGTCTATTACTAACAGTGAATCATCATATGTAACTGGCGTCATCGACTACTCGTTGCCAGAGAGATCGACAAACAAGACCGTCATAACTGAGAGGTTCAGCGCTCCTGGTTCCGGCGAGGTAATGGCGAGAGGGACAAGAGATTACACTTCTGAGGAATACTCTCCATATAACGCGATGCCGTGGAGAAACCTAAGCGTAAGACAACCACTGGACTCCTTATTAAAGGAACACTCAGGGAAATACGGATTAAAAGCATACACACTTTCTTCCTCATACCAGTTAAACAACGTTCCTACTCATGTAACTGCTGCATATTCTAAAATAAATAGAAATACTGCGAGAAGGTATGAGAACGACGCGAGGTTTGAAAACAAGCATTCGGTTTATTTTGATGCCACTAATGATTTTTATGTATCTCAACAAACCGCAGCAGATCTTGGGCTGGCAGACTCTTCTTTTTCGATGTTCTCATGGGCGAAGGTCCCTACAGGTTACTCTCCCGGCGGCACCGCAGGACATGTCCTGTCAGGGACTATAGTATCTCTGGGTGCTGACGAAGCCTTTTCTGATTTTTCGTTAATGATAGATTCAAACTTAAAGCTGTCGGTTTTTACTAACTGGCAGGGCTCCAGCGCCGCATGGATCACCTCTTCCGCAAATACGATTGTTGAGAATCAGTGGCATCACGTGGGAATGACCGGTCGATATAATGGCGACGGCGGCATAACTTATGCTACAATTTATGTCGATGGAGAAGCCGTCAGCAATAGTGATTACGCTGTCAACATCCTCGACAACGATCCCCCGGCCGTTACTGACTTTTCAGGATCTCTCACTACAACTGCTCAAGTTGGCGTCGGAGCAGAAGACCTCACACTCAATCACGAATTCCATGGCTGGATTACTGATGTTTCAATTTGGAATACTGAACTAACCGGATCGGATATCACACAACTTTACAAGTTCTCTCCCGAAGGACTGGCAGGCCCAGTCGATTTGACGTTGCATCCAGCTTCAGCGAGTCTGGTAACGTGGTATCGCATGGGTGACGGTGATGAGTTAACAGCCTACAGTGCCCCCTACGCGTTACGCGACAGTAGTCCTAAGGATTCGTTGGCACCACGGCATGTAGTTGTCAATAACAGCCCGCAGGTGACTCTTGTAGCCCCTGCAGGTTCTCCTGTACCTTCTCCGGGTAAATTTGAGGCGATACAAGAGCAAAAATGTGTTTATCTTAGCGGAACGCCATACTATAATGGAGGCATTACTGCTGGCGATCTACAGTTACTAGATGATTTTTCAATAAGCATGTGGATAAAACCCGAGACCCCGGCTGGTGATTGGGGATATGTTTTCCAAATTGGTCCCTTCGGCGGAGAGGAGGGCCAGGTGGTCATAAGAGCAAGTGATGGCAGGGTTGTCGCTGATAGAACTAATGTCGGCAGCTTGCCGCCGGAGCTTGAATCTACCAATCCCATTGTTGATGGCAACTGGCACCATGTTGTGGTAACACTTGATAACTCTGAGGATGATTTTTCTTTATATGTCGACGGCGACCTGAATGATATAGATACTACTGAAGTATTCTCGGTTGCGGCGTCGGATCCCATTTACATCGGCGCCACCCCTGCAGCTACCTCTAAATATGCAGGATCTATAAGCGAAATGACAGTGTGGAACACTCTTTTATCTGCGGCACAAGTTCGAGAACTATATCGCTATGCAGGGCTATCTAGCTCTATGCCAGGTCCCGTTAATCCCTACAACTTGGCAGTCTCTCGGGATGGAATCTTGGGATCCTTAAAGGCTTGGTGGAGATTTGGGGATACTCCAGCCGACACAGCCACAAGCATTGTAGACTGTGCTACTGGAAGTTTCACTTTGACTGCTAACGGCACGCCAGAGTTGAGAGACTCTAACTTGACATCGAGCAATTTTGTCAAAGCTACGCCCGGAACGCCCGTTTACGACAACTGGTTTGTACAACATGCCATCCCCCAGTCTGATTTACAATATATGTGGATCACCTCATCATACCAAAGTTCTAAGGCTTTGGGATACGCCACCGCATCTGACGATATTACATTTGTCAGTGCTAGTGAGTTTGGATCATACCGCGGAGATACTCGTTATTGGGGTAACCCATTTAGTGGGAGTAACTTTATCTTTACCGATTTTGTTGGCTTAAATACTAACGTTTACGAGCCCGTTGGAGATGCTCCGATAGTCAATTTTGCTCACTTTAATGGGACAGGAGACAGGTTCGTTCTAAATGAAGATCCGGATCCGACTGTCGTGCTCGGACCGGCCGTGGCATTGAACATAATCGGAGACTTCAGTATCAGTTTTTGGATAAAAGCCGAAACGCCTGAGGGTACCTATGGCTTTATTTTCTCATGCGACGACCAGCAATCGTCCCCAGCCGTCGATGAGTTTATGATGTTTGTAAGGGCTAGTGATGGGAAACTGTGCTCGGATGGACTCGAAGAAGGTAGCCCAGGGTTGGTGTCTACCAATTCCGTCGTTGATGGAAAATGGCATCATGTCGTTGTAACATTTGACGACGGCGATAATGATGCGTTCTTGTATATCGACGGAGTGGAAAACGATGTTGACCTTTCTGAGGACATCCACATTCAATCAGCCGATTATGTCACTATTGGTGCGGATAAAGACGCAGACCCAAGCGATTATAGATATTTCTACAAAGGCGACTTGGCGCAGTTTGCTGTATGGTCAGCTGCGTTAACTGCGGATCAGGTATCGCGACTTTATTATACGCATGGTCAACAGCCTATTGACGGCATGTTCTCTGGAGACGCGTCCCCCCCCACTTTGGAAGCTGTCTTTCTCTTTACTCCGAATTCGGATAACCTGATAACTGCAGATATAAAGTCGATCGTGAAGGGTACACATTACCGTAGCTACGGTATTCCGAGAAAGATTGATAACTCCACAACCCGTGGTATTATCAATGCAGGCACTGTGACGCTACCCTACAACACGGGACGTGCCTCAACAAATAGCGACAACACTCTAGGTTGGGCCCCCGGCGCCGATCTGGTAACTTGGATGCCGGGTCAGTCAGAACAGTATCGCAATGTTGACACGGTTCCGGCACTGCTGAACAACACGACACAATCCGCGGAGATGTTTAACGCTCTGATGCTTCATCGCAACGGACCCTATCAATATCCCTCATGGAAACAAATTAGGGCCGGACAAAGCCCAATCATCAGAGGACAGAGGAAGACTAACGTCATGTCTTATCTGCCGAAGATGAAAGAGTCAGTGGAAGCGTTTGGCTCAGACTATATGAACTTAAACGACCCTACTCGAATGGTCCACCCCCCCGCGATCGCTTATTCACAAGAAAGGGCTGCTATGCACCCGCAGAACAACCTCTTTGGTGCACGCTCAACCTTCGTGAGGCACTTAACAGAATCGGTGGTGACGTCTAAGTATCGACCTCTTGTACACGAGTTTGGTGAAGTCGGTGACCCCGCATATGTGCCGATGGCGGACACATATGGAAACAACTTGGTCACATTCACAAGTTACAATGAGAACACAAAAGGCACAACATTGATTGGTGACTTAGGCATAAACTCTGCGCCCACTCGGCGACGTCAGATTCACAGTCTTCTGCAAAGGCAAGGTCCCGTAAATCAGAGATTAAGTCGTGTGTCCTACAAAGAGACGGTCTTCCCACGTGAGAAGAACACATATCTGAAGAAAGTAAGGCAAAGAGAGAACTTTATTGTAGATTTCTGGCACCCTGACAGAAACGAGAGAACCGAAACATATGTTTCAAATTCTATGGGCTCTCATTCTGCGCCAACAAACCTGCCGCTCGTGACTAGTCAGAGCATGTGGTGCTTGGATGGAAGAATCAATCCCTATTTGACCGGTTCACCAGCAACAGGCACATCTGATAACGTTTCTGGCGAGCTTTTAAACCCCTATACCATCGAATATGATTCGGCCCCAACCGGACCCAACACTCTTACTGCCTCTGCGATTTATACCCGGGTGGGTGTAGATGATATATATTCGGTACCATGGGTTGCCGGCGAACAAGCCGGCAAAGATCCATTTTATTATCCCTCGTACGACGCCTATGCTGATGACATGAAACGTTATGGAAAGGATTATACGATAATTCCGGAGTTTAAGATTAGTGATTATATGGATTACTACATTATGCAAAAGGGTAAGGACTTCAGAGCCCCCCTCCCAGCACAAGGTTTCTTAAATCTAACTGGCGCCACCTTGAACGCTTCCACAACTCCTGACGCCATAGCATCAAGTTCAATGGAAGGTTTCTTTGACGTGTATTCTACCACTGATTTTCTGAGACACTTTAAACATGTCGCCCAAGCCGCATCAAACATGTCCGTTGGTGATTGGGACACCAGAAGTAACGCGGATAAAGCGTCCGGTATGCAACCGACCCAGCTTACCTTGGAATGCAATGCTGCCATGAAGTTCTTACCCTATAAGGGATTTTACCCAGCACAGAGGACCCTTGAGTTGGCTAGTCTACTTAGCAAGTCGTATGGGCGGAATGTAGAGGTATCTGGTACCGTGCTCGGCAGTAACACAGATCAGGGCAATTTTAGAACTTTCCTGCAACCGTTCTGCTCCCCCGGCATTTTATATAACACTATAAAGGGAGGGGTGGCAGTAGACTACCCCATATATGCGAGCGAGGACGCTGCCGGGCTCGAAGTCAACGCTGCAGGGATCACCACCTCCGCAAGCTTCCGTGCGCCTTTCGAGGCTCTGGTTGAACCTGAGTGGCTGGCACGAACAAATATAATAGACAATGAGATCTCCCGGGCAAAGCTCAATTCTACCGCTTCTTGGAACGGCTCCGGCGACGATCGCTATAAAATGGCAATGCATAACTTTTTAGCTGAATCAATTGATTTTTTCTTACTAGACGGACAACTAACATCATTCGCATCAGATTCTGACGCCAAGGGATTTCTGGCAGACCCTACTAAAATGTATATAATGGACATAAAGATTAGACCCTCAGGCTCTAGAGAGGGCGGCTCCCAGCCGGCCGGCAACATAATGTATAATAGGGACCTCAACGACGCATCTGACGGGATGGGAGAGTTCTTTGGTCCACGAGTGCAGGGTGTCACCGGCGGGCCGCCCACCTCCGGCTACTCGTACACATATTCTCCGCCTTACTATGACTACGAATGTCTTGCTCGCGTTTCATTTGAGCCGCCAAATCCGGCCGGCGAGGATCAGAGCTACACTTTACGGGAGATCCTTAATGCTTCTACGGTTAAATATTATCATATCATGCCCAATTATCTATGGAAAAGCATAGTTGTGGACGGACTCGGCGAAGGACCGCTGTGGGATGATTGGATGCAGATCAGTGCTTCTGTAAATATAGGTAGGGATACCACAGATTTTGTTTTGGTTGACGCAAAAAAGGTGAATTTTGATGCGATCACCGGCGCGCCAAGGACGGTTGAATCAGGCGAAGGCGAGGTCCTGGTTTTTCAAACTAGATTTGAGACACCCATACTTGATTTTTCTTCAGGTTCTCTCGACAAGGCTGGTCGTTCACCCCTCTCCCCCGGCGCCGTCTCCACTGAGAAGACGATCAGGGGCATGTGGCACCAATACGGAGTTGATCTTGCCGACGGCGACGGGCTATTTTTAGAAGTTGCAGACCCCATTGTAAGCGACGTTAACGATTTTTATCACATACTCGCTAACACCGGCTCCGGCGGCTTTGATGCCTCTGTAACAGGTTCTCTCGCTGGTCTCATTGGCATGCCCAAGAGAGCGATAAAACTCGGACAATCACGTGAGAGAAAGGTTGTTAAAGAAGCGGTTATAGCGATCCCCTTCAAACCCTCGCAAGGACCAGGCGGAAAAGAATATTATACATTAGACAAAGATGCAGTCGTTTCTGCAAAAGGAAGAATACAGAGCGGCAACATTCCTTTAGGGACATCGAGAATAAGACCTATTTTTGAACAATTGCTAAAGATGGAAAACTATGTTCTTCCTCCCATGTTTGATTTCTTGACCTACGACGATCAGGATCCAATAGCCATGTATATTTTTGAATTTGAGCACGAGTTGTCTCGAAAAGACATAACAGACATCTGGCAGAACCTGCCTCCCGATACGATCTCCAGCAAATACCAAACTGCCAAGGCGACCATCTCTCACGACCTCCTGGCGGGTACGTTCCTATCTCCTGACAGTGAGACCGGTTCGGACATCGATGATATTAAGTGGCTTGTGTTTAAGGTCAAACAAAAAGCCAACTGGAATTACTATAAGAAAACCCATGATACATCTGATGACGAAAGATTCCAGTTTGATCTTAAGGTTGGCCGAGGCGCCGGCGGCCGCAAGTTTGGTGTTCCAGATTACAGTTACAACTGGCCCTACGACTTCTTCTCTCTAGTGGAATTAGTCAAACTGGACGCCAACGTTACATTTGAGAGCCCTGCTGCAGCTAGAACACGTCTTAAGAAAATCGATGAGGCTAATGCAAGAATGATAGAGGAAGCCATGGCTGCCCGAGGCAACGCCGGGAAATAATAGTTTATGTCATTTTTTAACAAAAAAGAAGAAGTAATCAATATTGAGTTGACCTCTTATGGAAAGAGGCTCTTGGGACTAGGAAAGTTCAAGCCAGTTTACTATTCCTTTTTTGATGACGACATCATTTATGATTATGAGTGGGCAGGAATAACTGAACAGCAAAGTGAAATCCAGACACGCATCACAAGTTCTGCGACCCTCAAACCACAGGTCGTCTACACCGATCTTGGCGTAAAAGCTCGACAGGTAATCTTTGAAAACAGAAGCCTTGACCCGCATGCCCCTCCAGCAGCGTATACCATACTTCCAGATATCCAACAAAATGACTTTGTGTATGCAAAGCCTTTAGGAAAATCGTCTTTATCTTCGGAGTACGCACCCGCATGGAGCATCTTGGTGAACAATAGTCCTCTCAGCAGTTCAAGTCCTAGCTTGACGGGTTCGTATGAGAACCTACCTATACCTCAGTTAAACGCTAACGTAGACTTTGACTTGAGGCTAATAACGCCTCGTCAGCGAAATCAGGTTACGCCTGGCGGTTCTATACTGAGGGAGTATGATGTTCTGAGAGACTTCGATGACGGGACGATGATCTTGTTACGAAAGAGAGACGTTGTACTTCAAATAATTGAACAGCATACAGACTTTCAGCGAGAGAACTTTGATTTTGAAGTATTCGAAATAACGTCTTCGGTCAATGATGGAACTTCTCATTATCCGGAGAGTCAATTTTGCTTCACAAATGATGATATTCCTAATGATATTGTAGTAGAAGGGGATCCTTCGTTTATAGAATATTTTTTAGATATAATAGTTGATGATGAAATCGACCAACAAACACTGTGTGACATGATGACCAAGAGTGAAGAAAGGAACAGATTCGAAGCCACACCTCCTGCTTGTAGTGATACTGGGGGGCCCGCAACTAACGAAAATGTTTATGATCTACCCGTTAACTCTGATGACCAAACTACTTATTGTGATGATTAAAAAATGCCAGAAAACTCAATAAATATTGTCGGCGGACACATCCCCAAAGTAAGAATAGAGAAAGTAACTCTAAGCAACGGCGGAAAAATGGTTGTTAGCGATGATCCACATGTTGTTGAAACGGGCATTATGCACGCTAATATCAAGACAGTAGACACGCATGATTTTGAAAACACGATTCAGGAAACTTGGTTTGGTAACCATCTTAATGCTCAAGATCGAATTAACAAAGAATACGCTGCAGCCGTGCGACAGTCTGAGAGAGATCTGCGACGATTCGGGGTTCTTGGGGCTAACCTTGATATGGCCGCCCGCCGACTAACCGTCGCGCGATATCTGCATCAGTATTATACAAGAAATTTCAGTGCCAAAGCCGGTCAGGCCCGGGGTTTCCGCCCCGAGCTGCCACAAGCGACGGTTGTCTTTCTAGCCACAGGTCCAGGCACTGATGGTGGTAAAATTACTCTCCCCTCACGCCCCGACTTCGCCGTCCACGGTGATCCCAGCCCCCGGAATACCCCCGCAAAACTGCTTAGGTACTTACGTCCGGTCCATCCACGCTATGTAAAATATTTCGAGAGATCGTTAGCAGATTGGTTTGAAATGGGTATGTCAACTTCACAGATCATTGACGGCTCCCCCGAAGAGATTACGTTGCAGAGACTAAGCTCCCCGGAAGCCTTCCCCGGCGCCATCATGTGGTCTCACTCTCCTCCCTCGGCATCGGTCATTCCTGGCGGCACGGCCGCCTTTATGTGGTCCGTGGTCCGTTCAGCATATCAGAAGTATAGAGATTATGTTTCTGGTCTTCGCTCCGATCGTCGCCAACTGGAAGTTCTTGACGTGGCGGAAACCACCAATCCTCTTACAATCGATCTGCTATTGAGTGTTAAAGACTTTTCTGGAACTGCTACGCCGTCTTGGTTGTCACGTAGCGACATGTCTAAATATTTTGAGTTTGTTGTTTTTCACACAGATTCGCTGCCTCTTATTGACTCGTTTAAGAATTCTAAAAACCAATCCCAATCTATGGAGTGGCTCCGGGCTCAAGGTGTAGACATTCATTTTAATGAAGCTGATAGATTTGTGGGACAAAATCATTCACACCTTGTTCTTAAAAAGTCTGGTCCTTATTCGATCAAAGAGCTAGCAGAAGCCCATCGCGGCGCCCAGGCTAGCTTGGATGAAATCAATGTGGAGGGGAATTTTGTTAGAGACTTTAACTTTCCCTTAAGCTTTACTTTCGAAAAAGAGGCTGCGAATCTTGCATTTTTTATTCTTCCATATTTTAATGTTGCTGCTTTCATGAAAGAAACAATGCCTGATGCGCCTGACCCTGGTGTGGACACATGGTACCAAAAGGAGACTGCTAGAGAAGTTCGCTTAGAAACCGAGGCAGAATTGGCTGCCGTGAATCGAGAAGGCTTCAACCGCTTCGGACGACATGGTCCCTTTGGTTGGACCGAACGGACTGAGCTTCGCTATATTGATGCGGGGGAGGGGACCACCCTAACCCGTCGTGCCAATGTAAATGAAATTCTCCGTGCCCGGTACATGAAGTATTTCATTGGCGCACTCACTCCTGAATTGGTTTTCAAAAACTCTAAAACCATCAAGGAGAGCAGTGTTTTTACATACACACATACTACCCCTGCAGGACTTCAGGAAGAAAGAGCATGGTCAGGTCCGGTTCATTATCACGCACAAGACACTAATGCCCTCCAACAAGCCGCACGCACGACCCGAGGCGAAGCCGCCACCAACGCCAGTTATGTAGGGTGGATGGGCGGCGCCGAGCACGATCCCTCTCTAACTCAAGAAGAGGCTCGACAGTTGCAACCCCCACTCCGTCAAATTTTAGTTCCTAACAATAAAGTTCAAGATTTTAGAATGGTTGAGAGAATGCAACATTTATTCACCGACCTTTCTCCGTTGGACGTTAAAGAATTTGATCCGGAGATCAAAAACCCCAATAACCAGCAGAAAGTGGATCTGAATAATTCTTATTTTAGTGACATCTCCTTGACTACCGATATTGATAAAAGCGTTAGCTTGTTTATGGCTTTTGATGTTGAATCCTTTTTAAAGAGAGAGACGCTTTTTAGCCGCGCCGGGTCTTCTTTCGTCAAACTTGACCACGTGGAGATAAAGCGCCGACAGGTAAGAGACGTGTCAACTCGCAATCGAGTTGGAGGACTTTCGGCGGATATTCCCAAAATTGACGAAGGCGATTATGAATTACCAGATACCCTGTTGTTGAGCGGCAAGGCTGGTCCCACCTCGCGAGCAACCATCATTGTTTCTACTGATAGAGACGATCCCCGCCTCGACCGCCGGCGCCAGTCCAGCGCCCCAGGAGTTATAGCAACGTTTAAAGATATCACTGACTTTGTTCAAAATAAGATTAAAGCTCCCGAGGTAAGAGAGAGGCGGTCTTTTGGCAAAACAAAGTTCTTTACTTTTAAGGACAGGAGCGCTCAGCATCTAACTTCAGGGAAATATCAGTATAGGATAAAGTTCTCTATTCTAGACAACACCCCAGAATTTTTGAAATTAAAACGAAACGAGATCTCCACGTTTCTCAGAAGGCTCACCACATATTATGATTTGGCGATGGAGAAAGAAAATTATAATATAATTCTTAATAAGTTTCATAAAAATGTAATTGACAGACTTTTGCGTTCTCACGGTCGCGATAGCAAGTATACATTCTTTTCGCGCCAAGCAGAAGGCGGCCCTCTTCACTTGCAAGCTAGTTCGCCTTCCGGTATCTTTATTAGCACCTTGCAGTTGTTCAGTGCTGAAAATGAGACTTTTGATATCGAGAGCGTGACTGCTACCCTTCAAAGCTTTTTAGATCCTAATACAGCAACAAGAGATACAATCTTTAAGGTGATTCAAACTGTGAATGATGTTATAGCCAAGATTGATTATCTTTTAGGATCCTCATCAGTTCCTACAACTGGCAACTCTTCCGCATCTCAAACCCGCACTCCTCCAGCAGGCGCAAAAAATAACAAACTGATTGAAATTGAGCAAGGAACAACAACATTGTTTGATGCCACTTATCCACGCGCAGCCGGTTATTATTATATGAGCCCCTTTTTCAGTGATGAACGCCCGTCTAATGGGATTAGAAAGGTTCAAAAATCAAACATTGCCACTATGCAAGCCATAGAGCGACGCAAGAGCTTTGGCCCGTCTACCGCCGGCGGCGCCATAACCCCAGATCTGACACAAGATTATGCTTACTACACCCCTTTATATGCTACAGTACCGAAACTGGATGCGTCCTTTGCTGAGGGATTGGCTCGTAACGCTCTCTTTACTGGATCTGCTGGCTTTCCCGATAACACCTTGGGGATGCCATTTACAAATGCAAACGAGGCGGGTGTGCAGGTATTGATGCACTTCACATCCGCCACTGAAGAGTCGGAGCGACCGCCCTGGAAGGATCCTAGAGCAAAATATAATACCGTGACTGACATGATTAGGACGTTAAACTTGGCCAAGGGGCAGGAAGCATTAACCCAGGGGGTGGAGATCTCCGACCAACTCCACATCACCAGCGACGCGGCTCGCAGGTCTCAGCTAGCCCAAGATGCGCTATTGAAAATATTTACTCCTCAGGGGTGCAGTGTTATCACCCCAGTGACGTTGGGCGGACTGGATATCATTTCACTTCCCCATCTTGCTCCACCTCAACCTAATCAGAATACAAGCTTCAGTCCTTCAGTCCATACGCCGGGACATGCTCAGTTACCGGAATTAAAAGTGCAAGGTGTTGTCCGCACCACCAAGAGCGATCAACGCGGCATTTCGGTCCTAACAAAAAACCTTGGACGCGGAAACTCAAGCGACACCATCCAGGATTACTTGGATAGTTTCACCCGGCCGGGCAATATCCCCGCCAATGGGGTTATGAGAAGCATCTTGATAGATGAGGGACTTCAGCTAAACCCAACATCGTTCAGTTCGCTGACCACTGATGATGAGTTTCAGGATAGCAGGTTTTTTGAGTCAGTCATCTCCCTTCCTGCACCAATGAAACTTTTGGCATTTCTTTACGTAACCGCCAACGTGGCGCAGCGCTTTCAACTCTTAGCATCGTGGCCAACGACGCAATCCCCTACTCGGGTCCTCGCACTACCGGACATCACCGGAACAGAGAACATGGGCTTTTTTGATATCCACTTCAATAAGATAGTGGAACTTCAAGTTCTCGCTGGTTTTGAAATGTCTGCAACAGGAGGACCACTGGTGGATCATCCAATATGGAGGAAGGCTACTGCCCCAGATTTGGCAGCCAATTCTGTCTGTCGGTATGTCCCATATGCCAACTCTGATATCAAAACCGCGCAGCCAGAATATCTGGACATGCCCATCTTTGATTCCATCTTTTTGGTGGAAGGTGATGGTGACTTGAGATGGAATCCTGATGCTGAAATGATGTCGAGCGAGGAGTGGATAGAACGTCAAATGGAAGAAGGGGGACTCGTCATGGGAGCGCAACGAGATGATGGCTCTGAAGCTGGTCCAGCAGCAGTTGCGCGCAGTCAAGGCGTATTAAATAACGATTCCCAGGCGCGCCAATCCCAAAGCCCGCAAAGCAGCGTTCGATCAGATCCTGGTGATCAATGGAGCATGTTCTAGATGGGAAGAATTAGCAAAGATATTCTCGTTATAGACTTGGAAAACTATAAACCAGAGGATGCCACATTTGTTCCTAACGAGAATCGTACGCATATCGATGGTATACGTAACTATTTCGGGCTACACCAAACAGACTCAGCGACCCCTCCGCCTGGCGTGCAGCGCACAAACTATAAATATAATGGGGTTATGGAGTACGAATTTCACGAGCCGCAATGGCGCGGCCGCTCCGACCAACTCGCGATAGTGCACGGCGGGGAATACAATCTTAAATTGCGTATTAGAGATCCTTCTCCAAACATAAGACGTAAGCCCGGTGTATCTTCTCAATACTTATATCTATCTCCCACTGACCGGACGTCCATCGCCCGCGGCGAAGACCGACCCGATGATTATTGGGGCGGAGGCATACCAAACCCCAGAGCCACACCGCATAACGAGCCAGAGATAGTACAACAGTTGGAGGCTTTTGATGAAGTTCTTCAAAGTCGCATGATGGGTTCCACCCTTGGTCGCATGGAGAATGGCCAGGTATTTTATGATCATACTTTTATTGCCGAAGCACCCTACACCAAGGAGGAACTTAATGCATCAAATGTTACTATAGGTACTTCTTTTTATGAAGCCAGCCCAAAATATGGTTATTATGAGAAAAATTACGAAAACATCATCTCCGAGGAAGGAATGGACACGCGTGAGACGCTTCTTCCCAATATGTACGCTTTTGTATCGAATGCTCAACAAGACCCGGATGGTCGGGCTGCGTCGATCATCCGCCCGGTGCTCGCCCTGTCCGCAGATCCCATATATGGGCGGTTGATAACGCTAGAAGGACATATACAAGCTGATCAGTACTTAATCAATCAGGACGACCCCCAAGATGTCCGGGACGTTGCAGAGACGACTAAAGTGCAGGAATATTTGAAGAGTTATTATCAAGCACTCAAGAGAGGGGAAGACCAAGACTGGATAGATGAGCCCAATATTACGGCTCTGGCTGATTCTTATAAGGAATCCATTTTCTCTGGAGATTCAAAAAGAATATTAACACAAGCTTATCGCGCTCGCAACGCCTTCCCTATGCACAATTTATTGAGCTTTAGTACCAATCGAAATGTATCCACAGTTGGGCTTTTTGCAAAACAAGGCGTCACTAAGAATATCTTAAGTCGGATGCAAAATACTCCCGCTGGTACTGCCCCATCTCAGGTCGTGATAAAAAGCAAAGATGTTGGAGTTGGGTCAGAATCTAGAACTCGCCAACGTGAGCGTGAGCGTGATCGCTACGGAGTCCTCGTCCACCCCGAAGGTCCCGCAGTAGTGGGTGTAGATAGTACGGAAAGACAGATAAAAGTATATGACTTGAACGCCGCAACCGGCATTCTATCAACAATTTCTTCGGGCCCGCCGTACGAAGGAGTGTTTTATAAGGAAACCCCGGGTACTGAGGAGAACCCGATGCAATTAATGATTGATAGTCTTACTTCTGATACTGCGCTAGCGAAAACCTATAATGAAAATTCTCGTACGTATATTGACATCTTATCTGGTAAAACTGCTTATAATGAGGTTCTAGCCTACAAGATAGAGAAATACTCGACCATTGACCCCTCGGCTCCGGATCCCATTAGCACCACCTTTATTCCCAACCAATCAGAACTCGAAGTTATGAACTATGTTGACACTCAGGTTAAATATAATGAACCTTATAGATATGTGGTCAAACAGCTGGTTGTGGTTTACGGATCAAAGATAACATTTAATAGGCTCGACACTCCGCACAGAAGTTCGCGCGATCCTGGAGAGTTTTATGAGTATGGTCCCGCTTCCGCTGAGGACAACCGCTTATGGGTGCGACTTGATAAAGACTGGGGAGGACATGTCCCCGAGGCCCAAGCCATGGTCCAGGTGACCGCAGACCTTAAACTATACGAGATTCCCTATTTTACTACAAGGGAAATGAGAATTGTGGTAACACCACCCTCTCCGCCCGAGATCGAGTTGGTACCTTATAAAGGGATTGATAATAAGATCCTAATCAATATCAATAATTCACTCGATGAGTATATAGATTATCCAGTTATCTTAGACGACACAGACACGATAAATGTGCAAAATGTGCAGAACATGCAAAACGATGTTCCCCCTGGCAAAATTAGATTTAGCGGGAGAACAACCGGCACTGAAATAGATCATTTCATCATCTACAGGACCAAGACGCGACCCAGCAGCTACGGGTATTTTTCTCGCGCCCTTGAGCGCGTCGTGGGAACTTCGATCGAGGGCTTAAAAAGCAGCGGAGCTAGTTTCCTTGACGCCATCGATCCTAATACCAAATATTATTATATTGTGCGTACGGTAGATGTACATGGCTTTAGATCAAACCCTAGTGCCGTTTTTGAGTTGGAGATGGTTAGTAATAGTGGCACCATCTACCCCATTATAAAAACTGTGAAGGTTGGTCCCGAGAATGATGGGCGAATGATGAGTAGGTCAATGCGCAAGTTTATCCAGATTAAGCCTTCTTTTCTTCAAACTTCTGCGAAGATGGACCGAGGCGATGCCCCTATGGGTTCGTTCACACTACAAGACATGGAATCCCCTGAGGCTCTTGTAAGCAACGGTGATTGGAGTAACAACTTTGATTCTCTCATTATTGGAGGAGCCCAGCAAGCAATTTGGCATCGGTCTTTTAAAGTAAGGTTTACGTCGAAACAAACTGGTAAGAAGTTGGACTTGAATCTAACTTTCCGACTCCGCAGAGACAATTCATAGATTTTTAATAAAAAAAGGACTATTTATATTGAAATACCTAATTATATTGGAGAATTAGAATGGCTTTTTTAGACAACTCTGGCGACATCATTTTAGACGCGGTTCTCACCGACACTGGCCGCATGCGCTTAGCGCGTGGCGACGGCTCATTTCAAATATCAAAATTTGCATTTGGCGACGACGAGGTTAATTACGCGCTCTACGATAAAAATGACGTAAGTGGTTCAGCTTACTATGATCTGGAGATTCTGCAAACTCCGATTTTGGAAGCGTTTACCAACAATACGTCTTTTCTTAAATCAAAGCTAATGACGATCCCCAGGACTAACCTGTTGTATCTACCCGTCATATTAGCGAACACCAGCTTAAAGTCAAATTTGAACTTCAATAGTGAAGAGGGCGGCGCAATATATGTTGTTACAGCGGATACAACGACGCAAGCAGCCTCCACTAACATTGATAACGTCATGGACGGTATACCAGGCGCCGGTATCAGCACCCGCCCCATTGGGCTTGAGCAGGGACTCCAGACTACTGAAATCCCACCCAGCTTTACTTTAGACCCAGATCTGGTCGAGAATCAGTATATCGTCGAGGTAGATAATCGCATCTGTCAATTAGCTGATTCTTCAAAAAATATTGCTCCCGTATCTTTCATTGATGATGACAACATCGCTAGTTATTTTATTTCTCGTGGTGCAGGCGCCGGAGCCTTTATCGCCAACGGACAAGGACAAAATTCAGATCAGGAGAGCGACAACGCCAAAACTCCCATCACTGGCCCCCGCGGCACTAGTTTTAAGTTTACGTTGAGGTCCTCGATCCAATTACAAACTAGCACTTATTTGTTTACAAAGCTGGGGAGTACCAAGACGAGTGGCGGCTTAACTGGCTTCCTCGGCGACTACTACTTCATCGATACAAATATTAGAATAACGGGTGGTCAAACTGGCTATAGAACAGATATCCCAGTTAGGTTTGTTAAGAAAGTTTAATTTGGAATAAGGAAACAAAATGGCTACAACATTTAAGAATTTTTTAAACAACGACGTTACGAACACGAGAACGTTGTTACACGAGGCAATTCCTATCACTGGAACGATTGTTTCCGGAACGTATATCACCAACACAGAAACAAATATTAAGAACTATGCACATGGTATGTTTCAATCTGTTTACGATTACCCTTATTTAAGCTCTTCTGCAAACCATATCTTCGACCTTACCATTGGCTTCTCCACAGGTTCCAGTCTTTCTTCTTCGGATGCTTCACAGGTTACGCAGCAAGCAAAGAAAATTAATATCTATAACCAGATGGCTCAGGTATTGATGGGCCACGATCCGAGCGGCACCATTCGTCCCTTTGATCGCAACGGTGATATCGCAGAAGGCGGTTACCCGGGGATGCAAGATGTGTTTATTGTTAGCTTCTCCAGGTTGTTAGCTAAGGATGAAATAAAGAAGGGGTCATTCACGATGACCATGTACACTGGAAGCTCAGCTACCGGTTCTGTTACGAATGATATTTCTACCATCCTTACGTTGTCTGACTATAACGGTGAAACTGGCTACAAGGTTAATTCACCCGCCGGCGAATTCGGGCTTCTGCTGACTTCTTCAACTGCAATCGGCGACGACGACATAGTGGACAGTAATATTGCTGGTCTGCTTTTTTATCAAGCTGGTATCGCTGTTATCACTTCAAGTATTTTCCGCACCACAAATGGGTTTATGAGAGACGTCGCTGATGCCGGCGCCGGAACAGCCACGCCCCGAGGCGAAGATGGCGACGGCTGCGGAGCAGGCGCTTACTTCTACCTCGGAAGCGCTCTAACCACGTCTATGACTCCGGAAGAACTGTTCACATCACAGTCCATTTCGGGGTCAGCCGACGCGTTAAGAAGCCGTATTAATAACATTACCTTTAACAACACCACAGAACTTAATTCAACAATTTACTTCTGTCGTGCAAATCATAACGAGTTTAACTATAGTTCCAACCCAACCTACATCGCCAATAGTAAGATGGTTGTCAAGAACAACGCTAGCGATCTACCGCTTACGTATATAACCACTATCGGACTGTATTCTTCAGATAATGAACTACTAGCGATGGCGAAGTTGTCGGAACCCCTTAAAAAAGACCCCAATACTGAGCTAACATTACGTTGCAGATTAGACTACTAGTCTGATTCTAAAGAGAAAATAGTCACGAAACTCACTATTTAAGTTAAAGGCTGTTTCTTTAAAATATGTATTTGCACAAATTTGATGAAAGCGACATTGTAATTAACACCCTGACGGTTTACCCGTCTCATGAGATGTATCTTTATGAGCAGAATGTTTATATTGATCGACTCCCTCCTTTAAGCGGGGCATACTCAGCCAATGACACCATGGTTTCATCTAGTGATATTTCGCTATTTGAGTTGAACATTAATCGTCCCACCGGCTCTCAGCAATGGAACGGCAGCCCTACCTCCCTCATTTATCCATTCACGATAAAAGATAGCACGATGGTTGCTCTTAAGACAGTAACGACTGCTGTTTATAATAGTGCTGACCTAGGCGACGAGCTAGTGGGGACTTATCCCATGTCAGCCTCCATTTCGGTGGATCACATTCCTGAGGATGCACAAGGTCTTGGACGTAAACGCATCCAATCCCTTCGCAATAGCCTAAACTATTACACCTACCTGAGCCCGCAGTACGCCTTTTCTAGATCACTTCCGTTCGGATGGGAAAAGGCAAATCAAGAAACTAGCCTCCTCAGCGTTCCATCTATCTTTTATGGTTCCACTCTTAAAAAAGGAAGCATGAATCTGCGCTTTTATATCTCTGGTACACTGGTTGCACAACTTCACGACGAGGCAAGGAATGGTGAAATGGTCCAGGTTGGACCCACTGGTAGTGAAGGTTCTGGCTCTGTCGCTGGTGTTGTACTTTATGAGGAAGGTTGTGTACTTCTTACGGGTTCGTGGGATTTGAATACTCTCCACACCGAAGATTATTTGGGCGCAGGCAATGTCGCTCCTCAGTGGAGGTACTTTGGAACGAATCTTTCTGGAACCACCGGTGGTACTGCTATATCCACTCCAAGCTCTAGCTGGGCCGTTTCATTCGAGGGCACAAACAGAATCCCTTCGATCATGATGTTTGCAAATGCACCTAAAAACCAATTAATTCACTCAAATAACCCAACTTACCTATTACAGGCTTCAAAGAGTATCGATAATGTGGTAACATCATCTACAGTGTACGTTGAAGATCCGCAGCTAGTAGTCAAAAATATAGCAAGCAGTTCCTTTACAAACTATCAAGAAGCGTTTCAAAAGATGACCTACATTAGCAAGGTCGCTATATACGACGAGAAAAAGAACGTAATTGGTGTTGCCAAATTAGCCAACCCAGTTAGAAAAACAGCCAATAGGCAATTCACCTTCAAGCTGAAGTTAGATATATAAAGATTAAAAAATGATATTAGGATTAGACGTTAGTACGTCAATAACAGGAGTGTCTGTTATTGATAAGAACGGTGAAATACTGTTCTATGAGGCGTGGGATATGAGAAATAAAAGGTATTTCCCCACCTTATGGGATAAAGCAGACTTCATCGAGAACAAGTTGAGAGAACTGAAAGTAAGAAAGAAATTCATTGTAGAAAAGATCTATATTGAACAATCACTACAAGCATTCAGACCAGGATTATCCTCAGCAAAAACAATATTGACTCTTGCGAAATTTAATGGTATAGTATCTTATCTCGCTAGAAGAGTCTACGAGATGGAGCCGGAGTACGTTGGAGCTTCATCGGCCCGCAAGCTATGTGGTATAAAAGTTGAGCGAG